GGGGGGGAGGGGGGTGCCCTTTATCTGCTGTAGTTTGGAGAAGTATACCCTCGCTACCAAATAATAGAACATATCTACAATACATCTACAATTCTCAGCTAGTCTCGGGCTACTCTTAGCGCGTACTCGGGCTATGTTATTGAGTTTGCTGGTGTTTGTTAGGATTTTTGATATAACTCTCCAAAGGGAAAGGGTATTTATCCTGTAAGTCTCCCACAATCCAGAAGACATTCACATTGAGCCTAGTTACCATATAGGCAGGTATCATACAAGGTTCTGGGTTCCTCTATCCTCGTCCCTTAGCTATAAAGGGTATGTCTGGATAGGGCTAACCAGATGAAGCTCCTAAAAGAGCCTAATGGCTCGTTAGGGAGGTGATTTTGCCGAAGCTTTCCTGATACCTCGGGTTCCCACGTTCTCTTCCTGTTCTAGGTAAATATCCCTAGACTCTGGGATGTGATCTTGTCTTTCTCTTTTGACTATCACACTTGTACGATAAGACTGGTCCCCTTGCCGCGTTGAAACACTAGTAGGAGCAGCCCATTACTATAAGTTGTTAAATCCTTAAAAAAATACAAATACAAGATGTTAGGTGGAATACATGTATGGTCGGCTAGGACCAGTAAGTGTTAAATCCCGAAGATGATTGAGGTTTCTCTAGGTCTTCTGCTTTACGTTTGCAGGTAGGGCAATCGTAGTACTTCTTCCTGCCAAAGCCTGTTATAAGCCATGGAGAATTGCATTTGGGACATATAATATCCCTAGGAACATAGTTTTCAGAGCCTTTGGGCATATCGTAATGGAACTTAAGGTCGGACTCACAGTAGGTTAGGGGAGGAGAAGAGAATCCTGGGTTGTCTATAATTTCAACTACATAAGTCCAGGATTTGTTTAAATATACGGATTTAGATATCCTAAAAATAATTCCAGAAGATGTTGTAACAGCGTCACCAGCCTTGAATTTGCTTGGAATCATGGCTAGGACTCGATTTTAGATATTGTGTCACTATTTACTTCGGAGGCGGTAATAACGTAGAATTTGAGCCCTACAAGGGCTGGGATTAGGGCTAACAATTTGAAGGTAAAAACTATGGGAGAAAATAGTCCAAAAGCCACACAACGACTAATGGAAAAGTACTGGGGAAAGGAGGGTTTTACATAGAAGTAATATGTGATACTACAATACATAGAAACTATAAGGTAGATAAAAAGGATCATAAGTCGGCTTCTTCTAAAATGTCTGGGGCTGTTATTAGGGTTTCAGCCTCCATAAGACCCTTGGCAGATCCTATTTCTAGGATAATGCTTTCAGCATATAAGTACATTTCTTTAATGATGCTTTTCTTGGTGGATTCAGGGTCTAGGTAGAACCATACAGGTTTAGCCACAATACCATACAGGTACTTAGGGGCTTTACTAGGTCTAACAAAAACACAATCTTGCGGAGACATAGTTGTTGGTTTCATAGTATAAGTTGTTAAGTTAACAACTTAAGGTATGGAAGATAACACATTTAAATCATTAGGGGCGTTGTTCAAGAAGGTTTACTCAGATGAACCTATTAAAGCAGTAAAACAGCCCAGAGAAAGATCCAGACGATTCAGAAGAATCGGGAAGAAGTTAAAGAAAGAAAAAACGAATAATGGCTAGGATGCCATTATAAAAATATTAACAGGAGGTTGATATGGATAAAAAATCCATTTTTAGTAATTTAATTTTAGTTCTACTAGTAACTCACATAGTTGCTTCATATTTTGTCCCATTTGACTTTAACAAGCCTGTAATTTCTTTAATTCTAACTGCTATGGTGCTATATTTTAAACACCTAGAAAACACACAATTACCTGACATAAGAAAAGAAGTAGAATCCTCTTTAGCCAAGTATGAAAAGTATCTAGTGGAAATTGAAAATAAATACGAACATAAGATAGCCGAGCTTGAAAAAGGTCAGCAAGACTTATATAAGAATCTAAAAAATGACGTATCTAAATATGAGGCACTCCTGACAAAAGCACACCCCACTGGAAAAGTAGTAAGGTTCTAAGATGGATAAGAAAGATACAGATATAGCAGGATTAGAAATACAGCTTAAAATATACAGCAAAAAGATAGCCCAACTCGAAAAAGAAAAAGAAGGACTGCTAGCTGTTATAAAAGATAATGGTTTGGAAGATGAAGTTAACTTTAATGTATCTATATCTGATGAAGAGTATATCTGCACTAATGAGATTAAAAAACTAAGAGATGCATCAGACATTAGACCATTAGATAAACTGGAAGTCTCTAACTTGGATATAATGCATAAAATACTCAGAACAATTAGAACTGGAAAAGATCCAGCAAAATCCAAAGCAAAGAAAATGGACGTTGCTGAGTTATTAAAGATAGTAGACAATGAGTGATACAGAACTTCCAAAAAAAAAATCAAAGAAACTTACCGTAAGCGAAGCCAAGAGCCGACTTTGGGCAGCAGGAGAACTAGCATCCTGGAAACTAAAGGGCGTTCAAAAAGCTATTTATAAACAAGCTGCTGATTTTAACGAAACACTAACTTGCATCCTATCGTCTAGACAATTAGGGAAAACTTTTTCTTTACATGTTCTAGCAGTAGAAACTTGCATTAAAAATCCTGGATGCATAGTAAAATATGCAACTCCTAAACAGAATATGATTAGGAAGATTACTAAAGCAGCAATGAGGAAGATCCTAGAAGATTGTCCTCAGGAATTGAAACCAGACTTTAACTCGCAAGAAAAGACTTGGGTATTTCCAAATGGATCAGAGATACAACTAGCAGGAACAGATTCAGGAAATGCTGAAAACCTTCGAGGAAGTACCGCTATTCTCTGTATCGTAGATGAAGCTGGATTTTGTGATGAATTAGAATATGTTGTCAACTCCATATTATTTCCAACTACTACAACTACTAATGGTAAGGTAGTTTTAGCATCAACTCCTAACTACCATGACCCATCTCACGATTTTCACGAACATTTTGTTATCCCTCTTCTTGCTGAAAACAAAGTATCTAGATTTACAATATATGAATCTCCGTTAGTTACTCCTTCTCAAATAGATAGAATTATTTCTAGATATCCTGGAGGAGCAGACAACCCAAAATTTAGATGTGAGTACCTATGTGAACTAACTAGAAGTAGTGATTCAATGGTAGTTCCAGAATTTAACACAAAAGAACTAGCTATTATTACTGACAAAATAGATCTTCCATATACGTATGATGCTTACGTATCCATGGATATAGGATTTAAAGATTTAACTGTTGCATTATTTGCAATATATGACTTTAGAAATGCTCAAATCTACATAATGGACGAGCTAGTAATGAATGGACCATCAATGACTACCTCCATATTGGCGAAAAGAATACAAGAAAAAGAACAAACTTCCTTTGTTGATATCCAAGGTAATTTCATTGGGACATATATGCGAGTTGCCGATAACGATTTAAAGCTAATAAATGATCTATATATGGAACATGGGCTACTGTTCTTTCCCACAAAAAAAGATAATAAAGACGCCTCCATAAACAATATGAGAATTTGGGTTCAAGAAGAGAGGATAAAGATTCATCCAAGATGTAAAACTTTAATATATCACCTAAAAGCAGCTCAATGGAATAAAAATAGAACAGATTTTCTAAGACTTAAAGATAATTTATCAAATGGAACAATGGGAGGACATTGTGATGCTATTCCTGCCCTGTACTATCTACTTAGAAATGTTCAAATTGGGAAGAAACCAGCAGATTATATAGGAGATTCTAGATATTCGCTGCTTTCTGGAAGCACACACAGCTCTTTATCTAATAATATTAAGCAGTTAAGTAACATATTCAAGAGAAAATAGTCGGTACAATACATTTAACAACTTATAATAAGATAATATATCACAATAAGTAGGAAACTATGTCAAAAAAATATTTTGCAGCAGATGAAGCTTCGGAATGCGTCTCTTATTTACAAAGCAAAGCTAATAAATGGGCTAGTTATGGAGTAAATAATGGGTATGTTGAGTTAATTAAGAGATCTTGGAGGACTTATCATGGATTTACTAAGGATTCCAATCATCAAATCTCTTTTGATGGTGAGCAGGGAGAGCTTTTAAAAATAAATGTCAATCATTTTTATAACATAGCTGAACACATCTTAGTAATGATCACATCTAATAGACCTAAGTTCCAAGCACGAGCAATAAATACAGATAAAAAATCACTTGTTCAAGCACAACTAGCGAATGGCCTACTCGATTACTATATGAGAGAAAAAAGGCTAGAAAGAGAAATAAAAAGAGCAGTTAGATACGCTATTACTATGGGATCTGGTTATATTAAGATGGAATGGAATAGTACTAAGGGAGAAATATATGATTATATCGAACCTAGTAAAGATTCTATTGATTCTTATAATGAAGACGGTGAACCAGTAGATAAAAACGGAAGAGTTTTAAAAAATATACCCATTCATCAAGGAGATATTGACTTTAGAGCCTTATCTTTTTTTGATGTAGTGTTTGATTCTACTAAAGAGACTCCAGAACTTCATGATTGGGTAATTACCAGGACTATGGTTAATAAATACGACCTTGCGGAAAAATATCCAGAAATGGCAGAAAAGATAATAAATTCAAAGGGATTAGATAGTCAAACTTCTTCTTTATTTACACTAAATCAATTTGATGAAACTACTGACATACCAGTGTATGAGTTTTTTCATAATAAAACAGAGGCAGTACCTGACGGTAGGCATATGTTATACTTAGATGATGAAGTTATTTTAGATGATAGCATATTAGAATATAAAGAGATTCCTGTTTATAGGATTGCAGCAAATGAAATCTTAGGAACATCTTTTGGATTTTCTCCTATGTTTAACTTAATAGAGTTGCAAGAGTATTTAGATATGCTCTACTCTATTGTTCTTACAAACCAACACGCATTTGGTATTCAAAACGTACTAAGTCCTTTAGGTGCTGATATAAAATATACGCAATTAGCTGGAGGAATGAATTTTATTGAATATAATCCACAATTTGGTAAACCAGAATCTCTTAACTTAACACAAACACCTGCTGAAATATTCACAACAATTCAATATATAGAAAAAGCAATGGAGACTATAAGTGCTGTAAACTCTACAGTAAGAGGAAATCCAGAAAACCAATTAAGATCTGGAAACTCTTTAGCTCTGATGGCGTCACAAGCTCTTCAATTTATGTCCGGATTACAACAGTCTTATATTCAGTTATTAGAAGATGTTGGAACTGGCGTTGTTAATCTATTAAAAGACTTTGCAGCAGCACCTCGTATCGCAGCAATCGTAGGATTAAGAAACTCTACAAACTTAATCACTTTTAAATCAGAAGATTTGTCTGGAATTAATAGAGTAGTTGTTGATGTTGGTAACGCTTTAATGTCTACACATGCAGGACGATCTCAAGTTGCTGAGAACCTATTACAAGCTGGATTGATTAAGACTTCTGATAAGTACGTTCAACTTTTACAGACAGGAAATTTGGATGTTCTACTAGAGAACGAGATGGATGAAATAAATCTAATTAGGGGAGAGAACGAATCTATTGTTAAAGGTGATATGGAAGTAAGAGCGTTGTCATATGATAACCACGTTCTTCATATTCAAGAACATAGAGCTGTTTTAGCTGATGCTCAGATTAGACAAGATTTAGAATTAGTAACTAGATGCGATGCTCATATTAATGAACACTTACAATTAGTAAAAAATCTAGACCCAGATTTAGCTCAGATTATTGGCCAACCAGTATTCCAAAAACCACAACCTCCAATGCCTCCAGAAGCTGATATTCCACCAGATGGATCAGGTATCCCTGAACTACAGGCTAATCCAGAAGCTCAGTCATTAAATCCAACTGATCAAATGGAAAGCGTCCCAGCAGTGCCTAGACCAGCAGGAAATCCAGAAGCTCCCATGACACCAGAAGAATTGTTCAATAAAAATGCCGTTGAGTAGTTTATGAAGCCAGAAAAACCAGTAGTCTACGGACGGATAATATATAGAAAAAGTAAAGTCAGAATTGGGATGTTAGAATCTTGTTTGACTTTTATAAGTTCTTCTAGGGGAACAGAGTACAGAGTATATATAGATTTAGAAAATAAAAAATATTATATAAAAAACATGACTAGAGAGTCTTTGATTCACATGCCTGAAGATATAGGAGTTGATCATAAAAATACCCTATATATGCAAGCTAAGAACCATCTAAAAGTTTTGGGAGTGGTTTTTAGAAGAGAACTAAGAAACAGGCAGTTTGGAATATGTGAAAAGGGATATACCCAAAAAAAACACATAGAAAAATTAAATTGTACTAAAACCGAATAGTTTTATAACCAAATTAGTCTATACCCGAAAGGATTAGACAGTAACGTGTTATAGCAATGTCGCTACACACAATACTAGGAGTATATATGAACGAAGAAACAAGTGCACCAGCAGAGGTAGTAGAATCTACAGAGCAACAACAAGGATCTGAGGGAGTCTCAGAATCTAGTGCGGAAGTATTACAAGATGCAGTTCAAGAAGCTGTTGCCAATGGCGCTACTAAACAAGAGATTCAAAACCTAAAAAAGAGCTTTGAGCTAAAAGTTAACGGAAAGACTTTTAAGAAAGAGTTTGATCTTTCTAATGATGCAGAAATGCAAAAAGAATTTCAAATGGCTGCTGCTGGAAGAGAAGCCATGCAAATGAAAGCAGAGTATGAGAAAGCATTAAGGACTCTAGTTGATCAATTAAAAAATGATCCTCTAGCTTTAGCTGAAGAGCTTGGATTAAATGCGGACGATATTGCTGCTACTAGATTACAAAGAAAAATAGAAGAAGCTAAGAAAAGCCCAGAACAGCAAAAACAAGAAAAACTAGAAAGAGAGATAGAAGAGTACAGAAGAAGAGAGCAGGAAAGAGAGGCTCAATTACTAGAGGCACAAAATCATAAGATTTTACAAGAAGCTCAAGAACAGATTGACACAGAGATTGATACTGCATTATCTGGATATAAGTCTCTTCCTAGTAACAGTCCTATGGTCTATGATTTAATTGCTAAGAACATGGTATGGGTAATGGATAATTTTGAGCAATTTGGATATGCTAAGCCAGAAGACGTTAGGGTAGAGGACGTTCTTCCTACAGTAGAGCAACAACTAAAAGGTACGGTAAATAAGCTACTTGAAGACATTCCAGAAGAGTTTTTAGATGCTTGGATCGGTTCTAAAACTATCGATAAGCAGCGCAAAAAAAGACTAGCTGGAGCTAAAAATGTCAGTAATATTAATAACATAAAGAAAACAACACAGGAAAAAGAAGAGAAAAAGGAAGATTCTCCAAAGATAAAGCTTAGTGATTGGATGAGAGAAGGCTTTTAGTTTCTTTAATTTTAACAACTTAAGGTGTAGGAAATTGACATAAGTCACCTACACAGTTTTATCTATTTGGAACTAAGTACTCAAATTGGCTTTTCAATACCCCTAACCGGATTTGATAAATACCAGAAGAACAGAACTAGAGAACATAGAACGAAATAAAACAACACATACTTATAGGAGTATATAGAATGAGTGCAAACAATACTGTTGCATCTTTAAACGGACTATTTAAAGAAGTTTATAGCGACAATGTAAAAAATTTAGTTCCAGACAGTGCAAAATTAATTAAAATGATTCCAATGATGAAGAAAGAGAAATTGATGGGTAACCAATTCAATTTCCCAGTAATCGTTAGTTTAGAAAACGGTAAAATTTAACGTATTGCCGTTTTAAAATTGGGCAAAATCGGTGAAGGCTAAGGCAAAAATGAATGGTTTAGTTTACAAAGCTACAAATAAAACAAACGGAAAAGTTTATGTTGGTATTACCACTAAAACTTTATCTGAGCGTATATTTGCACATGTAAATAGAGCCAATGTTGAAAAGAGTGTTTTTCAACGAGCTATTAAAAAGTATGGACTTTCTAATTTTGACTTTTGTGTTATAGATACTGCTAATACAAAAGAAGAGTTGTTTAAAAAAGAACAGCTTCATATCGCAAATTTAAATTCTATGTCTCCTGTTGGATATAATCTAACTATAGGCGGAGAGGGTATTTGCAAAATGACTGATCAAATTCGAAAGAAAATATCACAAACTAAAACAGGAAAAAGTGTAGCTAAATTAAAAGGAAGAGTTCGCTCTAAAGAAGAGAGAATAAAAATCTCTAGATCATTGAACGGATCTCCAATTATTGCTACTAATATAAAAACAGGAGAAATTTTATTTTTTGAAACAATTCAAGAAGTTAAATTTCATGGGTTTAATCCAGGATTAGTATGTATGGCTTGTAAAAAAAATAGACCACAACATAAAGGATATTTTTGGAACTATGCTAATACCGAGGTAAGTCAAGAATTAAAAACTCTTGAGCACCGTAACGCATACCAAGTGAACCTCAGTAATGAGAATATAATCTTGGCACGAGTGCCCGACAACAATTAACCTTGTTGAAAATGTATGCTGACCTTATGGGAAACTATAAGAAGTAGAGGATAAAAAGCCTTTACGATAACAAAGTGTTTACGTATGGTGGGGAAGATGGCGATGTTTTCTCTTTAGAAGCTTCTGCTGCTGCTGCTGTAAGAAATGGATCTCTTAAATCTGCTGAATTAGTTCTTAGATCTACTATCTCTTTAGGTGCTATCTCTAGATCTATTTCTGATAAAAATGCTTTTGAAAAAGCAACTAAGCTCATCGTTGGAAACATGATGGCTTCTATGTACCACAGACTTGAAATCCAAGTTATCCACGGACAGTCTTCTACAGGATTAGGCGTTCTTGAATCTATCTCTGGTCTTGGCTTAAAAATCGAAGATCATGAATGGGCTCCAGGAATTTGGAATGGTTCTAAAGGTGCTAAAATTGAAATCTACGATGCTACTTTAGTTACTAATAGAGGATCTGCTGAAATTACTTCTGTTGATTATTCTCTTAAGAAAGTTTTCGTTGATGCTGTTCCAGGTGGTACTGTTGCTACTGACGTTATTTTCTACAAAGGTGCTAAAGGTAAGGAATTCTTAGGGATTCACGAAATTTCTCAAAAATCTGGTACTCTTTTTGGAATTGATAACTCTGTTTACGATTTGTTCAAAGGTAACGTAGTTAACGTAGGTACTAACTTTACTGGTGGTGAAGCTGTTCTTTCTTTTGCTAAAGCTGAAGAAGGTATTGCTGCTGCTATGGATAAGGGATTAGCTGAAGAAGCTTATACTCTTTTAGTTTCTACTAGAAGCTGGAACAACCTTTTAACTGAACAAGCTGCTAAGAGAATGTATGATTCTTCTTACTCTTCTTCTCAATTAGACCAAGGTTCTAAATCACTTAAGTTTTACGGACAAAACGGTGAAATCGAAATCATGGCTTCTACAATTGTTAAAGAAGGATATGCTCACGGTTTCGTTAAGAAAGATTTCGCAAGAATTGGTTCTTCTGATGTAACTTTCCAAATCCCAGGCTACGATGGCGAGTTCTTCAGATTGTTAAATGATTCTCATGGTATCGAGCTTAGATCTTATACCGACCAAGCATTAGTATGTATGCGTCCTGCTACATGCGTATTGTTTAGATATATCAAATCTTAATACTTTCCGCTACTTACACAGGGGGCAGAGCAATTCTGCCCTTTTTTATTGACTCTCTGATTCCCACGGTATATAATAAGGAACATACACTACGAAGAGGTACTGTGTCTGATAAATTTGAAGAATATGCAGTAAAAAAAGCTGGAAAATACTTAGGATCTTTTACAGATTCCTACAAAAAGCATCAGTATTCTTGTAGCAGCGGACATATTTTCTCTATAAGAAGTGGTGCAATAGCTAAAAATAGCTGGTGTCCAGAATGTGCAGCAGTTACCAGAAAGCAAGACCTAGTAAAAAGAAATAAACAAAATAATACAGTAATTCAAGACTTTGAACAATTAAAAGCAGATTTACTCTCTATCCACGGAATAACCATACTAACAAAACAGGACTACTATACTAAATTAGATGTTCTCGAAGTAGTAGACATAAACGGCAAAGTAGTAAAAAAAAGACTGTCTGATTTATATAGGTTTGGAGCAGGTAGAAAAGAGAACCGATCTATAGAATTTTATAATATCCTAAAACAAACAATGTCTGATAAGTGTGTACAAAAAGGGTGGGAGTTTATAGAAATATCCCCTCTAGATGTGCTAGGAAGGGTGTACTACTTAGATAAGAATAAAATCCTATGCTCTAAGCAAGTAGCGTACTTCAATAAAAACAAACATTTAAACAATTCTAGGTGCTCTAGACAGGAAAAAGACATAAGAAACTTCATCTCTAGCATGGGATTTAAAGTAGAGGCAGGCAAGAGGTTATTTTTGTCTAATGACGAGATCAATAGTTTTGATTGGTATTTTAAACACATACCATCTACAAGTAAAAAGAGATACTGTGAATTGGATATATTTATTCCAGATAAGAGCATAGCAATAGAGTTCCATGGGGCAATGTTTCACGATGCTTTTGGAAAAGATGGAGAAAAGCACAAAAGACTTCCTAAATTTAAATATGAACTGTGTAAACAAAGAGGAATTAGACTAATTCAAATATATGAGTTTGATTGGACAAATAAAAAAGACCAAATAAAATCACTAATTAAAAATAGCTTAGGAATAGTAGAAAGAAGGGTATTTGCTAGAAAGTGTGAGATAAAGGAAGTTTCAAACGATGTAGCACAATCTTTTTATGCCCAGTATCATCTAAAAGGAAGATCCCCAACATCTATATTCCACAAAGGATTGTATCTAGATAAAGAACTACTTATGGTTATTAGTGTTGGAAAAGAGGGAAGAGGGGCTACAGACAGATATTCGGTAACTAGGATGTGCGTAAAAGCAGGAATTCAGGTTGTAGGCGGATTGTCTAGGTTGACTAGTTATATCCTAAATAAATACAAAGAACTTAGCACTTTGATAGACCTTTTGACTTTTAACGGTAATTCTTGGATTACCTCTGGTTGGAAAATCCATAGGGTAAATAGGCCAACCTACGTATACTTTGACAAGGAAAAGAGGTGTAAAGTAGATAAGCAGAAGTTTTCTAGTGTTAAAAATGAGTCTACTGCTGTAAAAAACACCAATAAGTACTGCCAATTGTGGGACTGCGGTAAGCTGAGATTAATTATTAGTATTGACACTAATAGTACTGTGTGATAATTTGAGTTCTGGAGGTCGCGTGAAAAAATTATTCCCAGAACTATTGTACGAGTATGATAACACCGATAAAACAGGAGCCGATTTTAAGAAGCTTTTTTACCTGTTGCCAAAAAATTCAAAAATCCAAGACTCTGATAACGTAGAGATCCTAGAGCCTCAGTTTCCTTTTTACGTCAGAAAAGTTCTAATAAATAATAAAGAATTTAATATAAACTTTTCAAATATAATCTTTGGAAAATCAACTAAAAACGGTGAGCTAACTAGATTTTTAAACATAGTCAGAAGCAAAGACTACCTAAATCAAGTTGCTATTGATTTGCTAGGTACAGATGTCGAGTAACGACCAAAAGCCGTTTAAATGCTGGAAATGCGGAGCGTGTTGTAAAATATGCAACTTAATTCCTGAGTTAAATCAATTTGATATTGGAAATGGAGTTTGTAAAAATTTATTGCCAGACAATGGCTGTGCGATATATGAAAATAGGCCCAATGTTTGTAATTCCAAATATGGATTTGATTCTACTTATAGTAAGACTATGACTTGGGACGAATACTTAGACGAATCAGAAAAAGCTTGTATAGATATAGAAGATTTTATAAAAAATAGAGAGTATTAGATTATGATTGATTTTAGCTTGATTATTATCATATTCTGTACTATACTTACTTTTATAATACTTCTTAATACTGAGAAAAAAGAAGTTAAAGTTTGCAAACCGCATAATTGGGTAAGAAAAGAAGTAGCTGATAATAGCTACCTGTGTTGCTCAATATGTAAACTGGTTCCATCGGAAAATGGACCTAGTTATGAGGAGAAAGAGCCATGAGTGAAACATCTTACGAGTATAGATTCTTAATCAAAGAAAGAGACTCTGGTAAAGTCGTAGAAAAACATATAAAATGTGACAATTTACAAAACACACTAGATTATCTAATGGATAAATTAAAGGCTAATAGCGTATCGTTTTCTCAAGCATATTATATAGTTGTCCTTGAATTGCTACAAATTAGCGACTTAGAACAATAGCTCACACTATTCGTAACTATCTAAAATTACATACAAAACCCCACCATTAAAAAGAATGCCATTTTAACAACTTATAGTATGATTAAACACTATGTTGACATTTACTTTACTGCTAATTTGTTGAATGTTTTATCATTAAAATGTTGGAAGAGATTAGCTCTTAATTGAGCTTCACCCCAAAAGGGGGATTATGCCCCCTTCTTTATACTAAGTTAGGATAATATAATGTCTAAGAAGCTCACTGTAAATTCAACGGTATTTGAGTACCCGACTACTGGTGGGTATAACTGGGGAGAGGAGTCTTCAGCATGGGCAGAAGCAGTAACCGAAGTACTTAACACCCTATCAGGGCCGCAAGATGTCCAAACTACAGAAGCAAATCTACTAATCTCTGGATCTGGTAACGTATCAGGACTAACTTTCAATGCAAGTTTAGTACAGCAAATATCAATCAAAGCTGTAGTTACTAGAACATTCACAGATGCTACCCCCACAAGAACAGAAGCTTTTAACTTTACTGGAGCATATAACGGCTCTTCTTTTGTAATGTCTTATGATAGCGTTCCTGTTGGTTTAGACGTGCTAGTTGCTTTTGATATAGACAACACTGGACAAGTTAATTACGTATCAACTGCAATAGCTAATACAGACGCAATTACAATGAAGTTTAATGCTACAGCAATTACATCGACCTAGAGGATAATATATGACGATAAAAAGACGCAATTTCTATAAAGGGGTAAGATTAACTCCAACTACAGATGCTTTAACTGTTGATGGAGAAGTATCAGCAAATAGTTCAGATAATAAGTTAAAAGCTCAACTTGGAGGATCTACTAGAAACGTAGTAACTGAAGACCAATCTCAAACTTTAACCAATAAAACAATTAATGCAGATAATAATACTATTTCAAATCTTGAAGTAGATAATTTAAAATCTGGAGTACTTGATACAGACTTAAATGCTGTTTCTGGTGCTGACGATACAATCCCATCAGCTAAAGCGGTTAAGGCATATGTTGATGCTCAAATTGATACTATAGATCAAGCTGCTGAAATTACTTACTCGAATGCAACTTCAGGTTTAGCAGCAACAAATGTTCAAACAGCGATCGATGAAATAGATGGAAATGTTGACAATTTAGTAACTCTTTCTGGAGTAGCTTTAGATGCTGTTAATCTAGGAACATTTACAGGAACTACAATCCCAGACAATCAAACAAATAAACAAGCCCTTCAGGCATTAGAAACGTCGGTAGAGACTAAAGCCGCATCATCCGTTGTTACAGAAATAGATGGTAACGTAGACGATTTAATTACTCTTTCTGGTGTTGCAGAGAATTCTACAAGTTTAGGAACATTTACTGGAACTACAATTCCAGATTCTTCTACAATTAAAGCCGCATTACAAGCCTTAGAAACTTCTGTTGAAACTAAAGCAACTTCTGCTGTTGTTACTGAAATCGATGGAAATGTAAATGATTTAATTACACTATCAGGAGTTGCTGAGAATGCAACAAACTTAGGTACATTTACTGGTACAACTATTGCAGATAACTCAACAGTTAAAACCGCTTTACAATCTCTTGAAACTTCTGTTGAAACAAAAGCTACCGGAGCAGCGTCAAGCACGGACAATGCGATTTCTAGGTTTGATGGAACAACCGGAAAAACTATACAAAATTCATTAGTTACTATTGATGATGCCGGAATAATGTCTGGGGCAACTCAACTAAATGTTGATAACCTACGTTTAGACGGAAATGTACTTAGTTCAACTAGTGGAAATTTAGATTTAACTTCTGCTGGAATAATTAATGCCAATCAAACTATTAAATTTTTCTCAGATGTAATAGCCGATATAACTACTGATAGTGCAACTGGATCTAACGCAACAATAACTGACCCCGCTAGTAAAATAATTAGATTAACTAATGCTTCTTTAGTTTCTCTTGGTGGTATTCCAGCTGGACTAGAAGGACAACATTTAACGATAATAAACGCTACTGGTAACTCTGTAATAATAAATGATAATACTGGAGCAACTGCTGCAAATAGAATTTTAACTGGACAAAAATCTAATATTATATTAAAAGATGAATCGTCAATTCACTTAGAATATGATTCAACTGAAACTCGTTGGATGGTTATTGGTGGAGTTGGAAGTTCTAGTGGTCAGGGTGGAATTAATTACATCGATAATCCTGATTTTGAAGTTAATACAACAGGTTGGATTACATTTGATGATGGTGCTGCGGTTCCAGTTGACGGAACTGGTGGAACAGTTACTTCTACTTTTACAAGATCAACTAGTTCACCATTAAGAGATACCGCTTCTGGTTTATTTTCAAAACCAGCAAGTAACGTAATAGGTGAAGGTGTTAGTTATGATTTTTCAATTGACAATGCAGATAAAGCTAAAGTTTTAGAAATATCATTTGATTATGAAGCTACTGCAAATTTTGTTGACGGATATTCACGATGTTATATTTATGATATAACCAATGCTTCTATAATTGAACCTAGCCAAAGAGATATTCTTGCTAATGCTGGACAGGCTAAGTATCTTGGTTATTTTCAATCAGCAAGTAATTCAACTAGTTATAGGCTCATACTAATTACAGCAACTTCTACAACAACTGCGTGGGATTTAAAAATAGACAATGTAAAAGTTGGACCTTCCGATATGTCTAATAGGGGAACGTCAATTGCATTTAAAGTATATTTGAATACTGCGGCAAACCACACAGCAATTTCAGCTGCACAAAAGACACCACTAGATACAGTTCAATATGATACAGTAGGTGGATGGGATGCAACAAATACGCGCTGGGTTGCTCCGGAAAGTGGATATTATTCACTCCAATCAACAACTACATTTGGTTCAATAGCGGACGGAAAAGTTGCACAAACAAATATTTATGTTAATGGTGCAGTTTCTTTAAGAGGAAGTTTTGTTCCTAATGGTGTAGCAGGACAATCGGTTTTTTCAGTAGCTTCCGGTATTAGCTATCTAAATAAGGGCGATTATGTAGAATCTTATGGGTTTCAAGATGACTCAGCTTCCGAAGCATATTCAACTGGCTCTAGTAGAACTTTTTTATCTGGAATTTTAATTAAACCTGAAACAGTATCTGCAAACTCTTTATCAAATGTAAGTTTTAGTGTTAGACCAGGAGCACAACAAACAGGAATTAACACAAATAATTCCTCAGTTAAATTAACTCAATATAGTAATATACTATACGATACTGCTGGGGGATTTGATACAACAAACAACCAATACGTTATTCCAGATTCTGGGAAATACCACTTTTCTGCTCACGTAAGAATTTTAGGAACAAATGTTCTGAACAATCTTTATGGCTTAACAATAACTCAGAATAGTTCGGTAGTAGTACGTGGCGGAGCGATTTATCCAACTGCTGGGGCTGAATTCTATGTGTCAATTGCTGGTGATGTTGATTGTGTAAAAGGCGATATAATTGAACTACAATTAATCGGCCTTGGAAATAACAGTGTAAGCACTATTTCAACTTCTTCAACTGGATTAACAACTTTAAGATGGTCTGGACATAAAATTGCAACTTCTGCACTAATACCTCCAACTGAAAAAATTGTAGCTATATATAATACAAACGCGGCTACTTCATTAGCAAGTGGCGGATCTGCTAAAATTGTGGACTTTGAAGATCGAGTTACTGATACACATAATGCCGTAACTACTGGAGTTTCTTGGAAATTTACTGCTCCAATTAGTGATTATTATACTTGCAGTTTTGGTGTAGGATTACAAAGCAGTCCCGGCTGGTCCGGAGCCGAAGGGTTCATATGCTATTTTTATAAAAATGGAGTAGTACATACTGAGTTCTATGACTATCCTAATGGTGGAGGAGTTGACATTAGAACTTCAATTTCAAATACCCGTGTTATATATTTAGCTAAAGGCGATACTGTTGATGTTAGAACATTTCAAAATAGCGGTGGAGCAATTACGTATAATCCTTCCGAAGCCGATGTTTGGATTTCAATCAAAAACTAATAAAAGGTATAATATATGTTTAAAGTAAGCTTAGAAAATTTATTAGACGGAAGACAATGGGAAGCCAGATTCGAAACTGAAGAACTAGCAAACTCTTGGTTAGCTCAACAAAAACTAAAGCCAGGTCGTTTAGATATCAGAATTGTTCCTATAAGTGATTCCTATAGACAAGAAGATGTACTAGAAGTAATTGAAACAGAAATAGACGGACAAATGATGCAAACTCACGTTAGATTAGCAGCGCAAGCTAGTTATAATGTAGAAGACATCAGTGTCCAAGTTGCTTCTGACTTAGCAAAATATAATGCTAGAAAATATTTAGCAGAAACAGATTGGTATGCTATAAGAAAAGCAGACATCGGCACAGCAATTCCAGAAGAAATTAGTGCATTACGGCAAGCAGCTAGGGACATTCTATAATTATGAAAAGAGAATTATACCAGCAATTAATGGAAGAGTTAGAAAAAGAAGATGGTCAACCAGTTGGAATGGAAGCTCCAATTCATAGGTCCCCAATTCAAGTTCTAGAGGGCGAGTACACTAGTCCTGAAATGCAACTAAAACCAGAACCTACTCCATCAGTATTTGAAAGGATTAAGCAACGGTTAATGAACAAATAGGAGCTTTATGTACTATATTAAGATAGAAAATATAGATACTAAAGAAGAGCAGACTATTTATTTTGAAGATAGGGAACAGGCAATATTGTATAGAAATTATCATTGTACTTTTGATGCCTGGGATAAGAAAGAAATGTGGGTAGTAGATAAATTTCTTAATCCAAATTTTAAAAAGCTGATAGTAGAAGAAAAGACGGTAGAGCAGCTAAATAGTAAAAAAGAAAAAATATCAATTACTTATTATAAAATTAAACCTTTGTATCGAATAATTGCAGATAACTTAGAAGATACAGAAAAATCAGCATATTGGAATGCTTTAAGAAACGAAAGAAACCAAGTGCTTAAAAATACAGATATGACAATGCTATCTGACTTCCCTTTAACAACTAAAGAGAGGGGAATTTACAGAGAATATAGGGATTATCTAAGAAACCTACCTTTGAATTATAACGATAGTTCTATAGACAGGTTTAACATAATGAATTTCCAAGAATGGAAAGAGTTTTTTAGGAAATAAATGAAAGAAAAATTTATGGAGTTTGTAAACTGGTGTAACCAAAAAGGAATTCCAGTTCCTGTTGGTAGAGATCCAAAAACTCAAGAACCTTCTGTCTCTTTTACGTTAGTAGTAGTTAGTTCATTCTTTGTAGCAATTGGACTTTTAAATAGCGTAGCACAGATATTTAAAGGCATAGATATGCAAAGTGCTCTTTACTGGAACGGTATGTGTTTGGCTTTATATCTTAGCAGAAAAGTTAGCGGAAATGGAAAGTCTATAGAAATTTCAGATAAAGAATAATAGGAGATTATATGGGGTTTATCCTAGACGGAATATTAAAAAAAGAACTCCTAGACGCTCCAGAAACGGTAAACGCATCGTTTACTAGTGAAGTTGTAGACTTAGATAATAGAGAAGGTGAGTTTAGCATAACGGTAGCATATGACAATGGAGTGGGTCTGAATATGACTACTTCTATAGAGCTAACTAATACTCCTCTTATAGAGGGAAGTTGGACTTTACTAGAAGATTCTGATCTTATACAGACAGACGCTTCTGGGAATATTATGTATGATATTGGAGGAACAGGACTTTCCTACATGAGAATTAAGATTGTAGTGTCATCAGGATCGTGTGATGTGCAATCAATACTTTATGTCGCCAAAAGAAGACATTAATTCTAGAGGATTAAATGAGTAATCAATATAGACGATTAAATATAAGTACGCCAGGCGGTGGTGGAGGCGGAGGAGCTTCTGATGCTATTAATGTGGACTACGATCCATCTTCATCAGGACTTACGGCTATAAACGTACAGGCAGCATTAGATGAAATAGTATCAACTGCTTTTGTTCCTAGACCGCTAATAACTCTCTCTGGAGCTGATATTACCGCTGGATCAAAAAGCATAGTAATAACTCCGAATAGTCCAACTTTAGCTAGGCTAACTGTTGGTGGAGTAAGACAAACATACGGAATAGATTTTACAATATCAGGTTCAACTCTATCTTGGTCAGGATTAGGTCTTGATGGGGTATTGGAAGCCGGAGATGTTTTACAACTAGAAATAAAATAATTAACCTTTCTTAGGAGGAAAGAGTCATGACACAAATTTCAAAAAAGTTTATTTTAGCCAATGCAGTAGATCAATCAAAAATCCGTCTATCCAACAATGCCTACCTAAAAGCTAGAAATGCTGCTGATAATGCTGACATTAACATGTTAAAAGTTAATGCTTCTGATAAAATTGAATTTGCATCAGTTCCTCAAGTAACATCTGATCCATCTACTGGAAATGATTTAGTTCGTAAGTCATATTTAGATACAGTGCAACAAGGTCTTAAGCCTAAGCAAGCTGTTAGAGCTGCTACTACTGCAAACATTGTAATTGCTACAGCATTAAACTCTGGCGATGTAATTGACGGTATAACTCTTGCCAACGGTGATAGAGTTCTCGTCAAAGATCAAACTGCTTCAGAATTCAACGGTATTTATATTGTTGGAGCAACTCCAGCAAGAGCTACAGATTTTGACTCACTTTCTCCAATCGATGAAATAAATGGCGCATATACTTTTGTTCAAGAAGGTTCTGCTAACCAAGGTAAAGCTTTTGTTCAAAGTGGAACAGTAACAACTCTTGACACAGATCCTATTAGTTTTGTTTTCTTCAACTCTGCTGGAACTTTAATAGGGCAAGACGGTATTACCATTTCTGGAGCTGACGTATCAGTAGATCACGATGGTCAAGGTTTAACTTTTTCTGGGGTTCAATTAGCTTTAGAACTTGATGGATCAACTCTTTCTAAATCAGCTTCTGGTTTAAAAGTTGCCGATCTAGGAATTGGTTCTGGACAATTAGCTTCGAACGCTGTTACAACTGCTAAAATTAATAACGATGCTGTAGATAAAGATAAAATTGCTGCTGATGTTGCTGGTAACGGTTTGGGACAAAATGTTGATGGATCTTTAGAGGTTAACGTAGATGGTTCTACATTAGAAATAAACACTGATTCATTAAGAGTTAAAGACTTGGGTATTACTTCTGCTAAATTAGCTGCTGACTCAGTGATCACTTCTAAAATCCTAGACGCTAACGTAACTAATGCTAAAATAGCTTCTGGAGTGGATGCTATTAAAATAGCAGATGGATCAGTATCAAATACAGAATTCCAATATATCAATTCCCTAACTTCTAATGCTCAAGATCAATTAGATGCAAAACTTACAAGTACATTAGCTGATGGTAAAGTATTTATTGGATCTGCTGGAAACTTAGCTGTTGCTCAAACTTTATCTGGAGACATTTCAAATACTAATGCTGGTGTTGTAACAATTGCAAATGATGCAATCACAACTGTAAAAATCCTTGATGCAAACGTAACTAACGCTAAAATTGCAACTGGAGTAGACGCAGCTAAGATTGCTGATGGATCTGTTTCTAATACTGAATTTCAATATATTAACTCCTTAACGTCAAATGCTCAAACTCAGATTAATGCAAGAATTCAAAATGTTGATTCAGAGCAGTTAACTTTAAACGGAACTGACATTACAAATCAATACAAAGACTTATCGTTTGCTGCATACTCTGCTTCTAGCATCTCATTAACTCCTGTTGGTGGAATTATGCAAAATAGAGGGGTGGATTATTCAGTGTCTCTAGCTGGTGGAGCCGGCGGTGTTACAAGGATCACGTTTTTAAACGATCTTGCTACAGGCGGAGCTGCTGAGTTAATTTCTGGAGATATCCTGATTGTTCAATACGCTAGATTGTAATATTTTTAAACAGAGGGGGCTTTGGCCCCTTCTTTATTTCTCATACCAGCTTAGCTGATGATAAAACGAGAAAATAATGAGTAGAATTAAACAAAAATTTATACGGTTTGGTACAGGAACTGACGACGTAAATGCTCGTCTTATCCCTGCCAACTATACAGCAGTAAATTATACACCATCTCAAGTTGCTTCCGAAGGAGCTGATAAAGTATCTGCCTATCTAAAAGGAATAGATAACGCAATTGGTTCAATTGGATCAACAACTGGCGACATTAGTTTAAGTACTTTTAGTGCGGCTAATAACCAAGCGTCGTTAGCTAACGTAACAGGACTAGCTTTCTCCAATGGAGTAGTTAGATCATTTGATGCAATAGTCTCTGTAGCAATAGATGCTACGACAGACTTATTTGCTGAATATAAATTACATGGAATACAAAAAAGCTCAGACTGGGAACTATCCTATGAATATTTAGGAGACGATACTGGTGTGGGGTTTGACATAACTAGTTCTGGACAGGTTCAATATATTTCTAGTAACATTTCTGGATTCGTATCCAATACTGTTAAATTTAGAGCATATATAACCTCAGTCTAAAAGAGCGTTAACAGGATGTTAAATGACTAAGCAAAACGATAAGTACATTGAGGACATCGATAGCCTTACTCAACTAGATTTTGGTGGAGTAATCAGAGACGTTCATTCCTATCCAGGACATTACCTAAGAGTAAAGAACGCTCTTACCGTAGTAAATAGTCACTATGATTATTTAGTTCCTGTTTACGATATGTCAGGTAAGCCATTAGAAGTTAAATACTATGGCGGAACTAAGCAGCACGAAACTAATATATCAATATTAGGAGACACGGCTGGAAGTTTGAATAATAAATACTTCTTTGTTTACGAAGGAAGAAGCGGAAGACAATTCCATATTTGGTATAATGTGGCAGGACTAGGAACAGATCCTGCACCTAGTGGAAGTACTGGAATAGAGGTTCCTATTAGTACAAACGATAACGCTACAGTTGTAGCATACGCAACTGAGCTAGTATTAAAATCTAATTGGAGCGAATATTTTTATAGTAGAAGAGTTGCCGGATCTACTATAAATATGATAGCAGTTAAAACCGGAGAAACTAGTGATTCCATAGACAATAATACAGGATTTACAGTCCTAAATCAGCCTGGGGAATCATTATTACTACAAACAGTTACTATAGATTACGATGTGTTAGATCCATTATTTGAAGGAAGAGTTTTAAAAGGCTACTACTACGATATATATAGTGGAGCTTTTAAAAAAACCTTAGAGGTACCTGATTCAAACTCTGATAAGGCAACAGCAGTTACCACAGCAAATGTTGCTGTAGTATTGGCAAACACGGAATATTCTTATACTTTTCCTGTAGGAACAAAGACGTTTTTACTTAGAGATAGAGATTCTGACTCAAAACTTAGAATAGCATATGCTTCTGGAGGAACTGGTACTAATTGGTTCACCAACTATCCTGGAAACATATATCCAGCAAATAACTTAAATACGCTAACTGGATTTACTATATACTTTAGATCAAATAAAGCCAATAGAGTAATCGAGATAGAAAGCTGGCAATAACAACTATATAACAAGAGTATCACATATAGTGATATAACATAGGGGAGAATAAATGAAAGATAAATTGGGCTTTGACACGACGGATGCTAACACCATCCTTGACAGTGACAGCGTTGGGGCATTTGTACGTGCCGGAGACGACGGTACGCTCATTGGACACGTTAGTGATGCATTAAAGGTAAACTTTAGTAACACTACTATCGGAGTAACTGCTACAGATTTAGACATCAGAGACCTCGTTTTCGCTACGGATAAGGTTGATGTTTCTGGCTCAACTAACATTGGGCTAGACGCTGCTACATTAGCTGCTTTAGAATCAATCACTGTACAAAACGGTGCTGGAGCTGCTGCTGTTAACATTCAAGACGGTGGTAACTCAATTACTGTTGATGGTACTGTAGAACTTGGTGCTACAACTTTAGCTGCTTTAGAAAGCATTACTGTTGTTGCTACTGACTTTGATATTAGAGACTTAAGTCATTCGCAAGATTCAATTAAGATTGGTGATGGTACTGACTTCTTAGCAATCAATGCTGATGGTAGTATTAATGTTAATGCCGATATTTCAGTAGTTAACGGACATGAGAAAGCTGAAGATGCTGCTCACTCTTCTGGAGACATCGGTTCATACATGTTAGGGGTAAGACAGGACGTACTAGCTTCTAGTACAAGTGCTGATGGAGATTATGCTTCATTCAAAATGTCTGCTGCTGGTGCATTGTATGTTAACTTAGCAGAATCTAGTGCTACTATCGAAGTATCTGATGCTGCTTTAGCAAATACTGCTATAATATCTAAGGCTTTAGTTTTAGGCGTTGCTGACACTGCTCAAGCTGTTGTTACTTCACCTTTAGCTGATAGAAAATACCTAAGCATATACAACAACGATAATAGAAAAATGTTTATCGGGGGTTCTGGTGTAACTGCTGCTAACGGATTTCCTATCTCTCCAGGTTCTTATATGGAACTTAGAGCTGGTGTATCTTCTGCTGTGTTCTTTGTTGGATCTACAGGAGAAACTGCTGCTATTAGAACTTTAGAGCTTTCTTAATTTAAATACTGACGGGGGGAGGGAGAAATCCCTCCTCTTTTATTGACTCAGTATTATTCATAGTATATTATATAATCAGAGGATTGACTATATGGGAAATAATTTTACGGAAGACGATAAGAAAAAATTAGTAGATTTCTTAAATGCAGTAGCAAATAAAGCATCATTCAAAGATATGAATGTACAAGACATAATAAACTTCTTTAAGTTACTATCGCACATGCAAACTGTATTATTGCCAAAAATAGACGCAAATATTTTAGAGGTTCTACGAGTAGTAGAAACAAAACCAGAATCTGAAAAGAAGAGTGAGTAATGGCTTTTCAATTACTTGATGGTCCGTCAAAACAAGATAGAGTGGCAGTAACTACCGCCACCGTAAAAGAATTAAAAGTCGGAGCTTCTGCTTTAGCGGAAAGACAAGTAATTACAATTCAGCCCACAGATGGTAATATATGGGTATATTTTGGAGATGGAACTACTCCATCTGCAGCTACCGTCTCCACAAAAGGATTTAAGCATGTTAAAAATGCTAAAGAATCTTACGAAGCTGGAGAAAGACAACAAGTGTTTATAGTGGCAGAAACAGGTACCGTCAATGTTACTTTTGTAGAGAGGGCATAGATGAGCTTGCGTGATTTTTTTATTCAAGTTGCCAATTCTGTTTGGTTTGATAATTCAACTAATGGATTTACATCAGACAATGTACAAGAAGCAATTGAAGAAGCTAAGCAGAATGCCGAAGGATTTCCTAGAGCAGGCATTAGATCTAACTATAACGGAACAGTTAGTGCTAGTCAGTGGCTAGGTCCTTCAGAATTATTCCCCAATACCCCACTTCTTGTTGCTCCGGTTACTTTAAAATTAAACGAAATAACTTGGTCTAATCAAAATACTAACGTCGCTTTTAGAATACAATTTAGGTTAGCATCAAAAGTTGGAACTATTTTTTACACATTAACTGTAACTTCTCCTAACTCTGGTTACGGGTATGTTACCGGAATTAACTATACACTAAACGCTGGCGATATAATATATGCCCAGTATTTAGATGACGGAACTAACTGTTCAGATATGGACTTAATTCTTTGGGTATCGAGGATTCCTTAATGACTATAACTAAAATAGTGAAAAATGTATCAGGAAGCACTCAACAAATTATTAATGCTGATGTAGCAAACAACGGCACGTTCAATATACCAGTTGAACTATGGTTTATGGCAGCAAATGATACAACTCTTATAACCAAAATAAATAATGGCCAATTTATTATTAATGACGGAACTTCGGATTTATCAGCAGCTAATGGAGTTTTACATATAGAAAGATTCCAATTCGATTCTTCTAATAAAATATCATTCGACAATACTTCAAATGGATTTACTTCAACAAATGCTCAAAGCGCAATAGAAGAGTCAAAAAATACGGCAGTAGGAAAGGCTAGATTTACAATAGTAACAACCTTTAATTCTACGGTAGGGAATAACAATTGGCTAGGGTATAATGAGCTGTTGCCTGGGAATATAACTCCAATAAGAATACCAGTTTCTTGTGTTCTAAAAGAAATTACTTTTTCTTGGAGTGGTGCGGCGGTAGATGGTAGATATGATCTATATAAAAATGGTACTGCTGGCGGTAATATTGCATATCAGACTCCTAATATAGTTAATCAAGCTAATGGAATTAACATTACTGGATTAAACTTATCGTTTGTTGCTGGAAATTTTTTTATAGGGAGATGGATCGATAATGGGGATAATCCATCGGATATGGCAGTAGTTTATTTTTTCCAAACAACATAAGGTATAAATATGAGTTCTAAGTACATACATAATATTTCGGGAGAAGCTAATACTTATCAGGGAATAGAAATTGATAATAATTCTTTTTACCAAATACCTGAAAATCTATTAATAGAGTTCCAAAATGAGTCGAACCTACTTACTGACTTATTAGCCGGAAACGTAAGAATGAGTTCTGATGGTATAACAGACTATTCTACGACACCAATAACTAATTTTAATTTTTTAAGAAATGAACATTATCAAGTTGATGAAGAAGGGAGACAAATAACTCGTACTGCTGCTGGTAAGGCAGGGTGGGTTTATTTTGCACACCCAATTGAGTTTGAGACTGCTAAGATAGGTAGTTTATATGAAAAAGATAAATCAGGTTCAAGTAGGGGAATTAGTACGATTAAGTTTTACGATGTAAATGATGCTGAGATTACAGACGCTCAGTACGAAGCTAATATAGTAAAAACTGTAATACTATTCAAACCATCTTATGATTACGAACTTATAGCTGGTAATATACAACAAATAGATTCTCCGAGTACTGACATTCGTTTATGGGTCATTGGCGGATTAATAGAGCTAGGCGGAGCTTACGTTAAGGAATTTGCAGGAGGATTGAATATGCGGTATTATGGAGCCAATGAATCAGTAAAAACAGACGGTAGGGCAGCTAAATATATGAAGAAAGATATTGACGGAGTTCCTTACCAAGCTAATCAATTGCAAATAATAGTAAAACATAACGCAGGGGTGCAACATAGACTTATGCTAACTCTTGAATATTTTAGAGCGTAATATGGAAAATATGGTAATAGGATTTTCTAAGTCAAAAGGATTTAAGCCCTTTAGCTGGCTTATTAGATTATTCGAAGGCACTAATTATTCTCATGTTTATATTAAATTCAACAATACTTATTATAACGATGTGGAAATTTACCAAGCAAGTAAAGGAATGGTTAATCATTTATTAGAAGGTCAATTTCTAATAGAGAACGACGTTCTTTCTGAATTTTTAGTATCACTAGATGAGAAAAAACCTGTAATAAAATTTCTTAGAGAAAGACTGGGAAAGCCATATTCTAGGTCTACCGTTATTGGTATATTTTTATCTAAGGTAGGTATTATTAGTAAAAAATTCTACGACAAAGAACAAGCATATATTTGTTCAGAGCTGGTAGCTAGAGCACTAAAAGAAATGAATAAATTGCCAAACGATATAAATGTAGATATGGCAACTCCAGCACAATTATATAATCTATGCAAGAATAGTTTTACACAAATTAAATAGGAAAGTTATGGATAAAAAATCAATGTTAGAGAGTTATTTGCGAGGTCTTGGTCAAGATTTATCTTTTAACATGATCGACGAAGGGGAAGCTAAGATTAGAGAATTGATTGGAGAAGGTGATTACGAACAACTTGCTGAAAAAATAAGAAATGAATATAGCCAAGCAGAATCAGATAATCCTAAAAGCTATATGGCTGGCGAACTATCCGGAACTGCCGGAAGCTTGCTCATACCAGGAGGAGCTGCTAAAGCTGCTCTAAAAGGAGCTAAAAGGTTAGCATTAGAGTCTGTAGCTAAAAATGCTCTAGGAACATATGGTCGCTCTAATGGAGAAGAATTATCTGCTGGAGATATGGCAATGGTAGCATCTTCCGGATTGCCTATGTCTAAGATATCTAATAAAATTCCTTGGAAGGTAGGTAAGGGTGTTAAAAAAATAGAAGATGGTGTTGAAGATAATTTTGGTAAGGTGACCAATAAGTTAGATCCTCTACAAGAAGCTCAGTTAAAAGTTAAAGGCAAGGTATTGCAAAAATTAGATCCTATTCAAGAAGCTGAATTAGGCTTTGGAGGTAAGGTAATACAAAAACTTGATCCAAAACAAGAAGCAGCTCTTGTCACCAAAGGCGGAGTGCATTGGGAAGGCGGAAGTTCTCCAACTAGAAGCAAAATGAAAGAACAGGCAGAAGACTTGGCAGAAAACGAGTCAAATCGTATATCACAAGCTAAAAAAAGAATAGAAACAAGGAAAGAGCTTGAAAATACTGAAAATGCTATTTCATCAATGCAAAAAGAAGTAAAACAAGCAGAAGACACTCTTCCATTAAGTCCAAGCCTAAGAAGACAGTTTTTTGAAGAGAAATCCAAAGAATTAGGTCAATCACAGCAAAACAAAGATAAGTTATTAAATTTACTACAATCCCTAAAATCTAAGTAGTTTTTAATTTGTGTTTTTAACAACTTATACTATAAACCCTCCTAGGAGTCAAGTCAATGGAAAAGAAAAAAAATGCTAAAGCTATGGCATTAAAAGCAGGTTATCAAGCATTAAGAAATGATATGCAAGATATGCTCAAAGGAGACAGTCTAAAATCATTTGCTTCGTCTAATCCTAAAAAGATGATGAAAGTATCTGTAGCTGCTGATTCTGAAAAAGATTTAGAAAAAGGACTGTCAAAAGCACAGCAAATTCTTAAAGCTAAATTTAACGACATGCCTACAGAAGACTCAAATCCAATGGAAGAAGAGGAATCAGAAGACTTAGAAGAGTGTCCTATGTGCAAAGGTGAAGGCTGTAAAGCTTGTGAAAAAGAAATGCCATATACTGATTCAAATGAAGAATCCGAAGAGTCTATAGAAGAGCTAAAAGCTAAACTAGCTTTACTACAAGAAAAGATTAAATCGCTAACTTAGGTAAATAATATGTCTAGACGGATGACTTCAGACGACCTAGTTCGTGCAGTCAGAAGTAGAGGGATGATTCCTTCGGATACTTCTACATACACAGACGAGGCGATAATCAATATTCTTAATGAAGAGATAGATGTTGGGCTACTTGACTCTATTATGTCTGTTAGCGAAGAGTATTTAGTATATAGCGAAGACATAGCTGTAATTCCAGGACAAAAAGCCTACAAAATTCCATATAGAGCAGTGGGAAACAAACTAAGAGACGTGTTTATAGTAGATTCAAGCACTTCATTATATGAGTGTACTAGAATTTCTATTGAAGAAATAGCGCAATACTCTGGAAATACTAGCTCTTTTTCAGGACGATTGTTTGGATTTTACGTTCAAAATGATTCAATTATATTCCCTAATGCAAGCATAGATTCATATACTACAATTAGAATGTATTTTTATTTACGCCCTAATAAACTAGTACTAGAAGAGCAATGCTGTCAAATAACAGCTATAGATACGTTAACTGGGATAATATCAGTATCTACTATAGACTCAGAGTTTTCTAGTCTACCTAATGTTGATTTTATATGCAACAAATCTCCAAATAAAATAATATCATACGACGTTCCTATTATGTCAATTAGCGCAAGCACTAATCCAAAAACTATAACATTAGATCCTTCTAATATACCAGCAGGACTAGCTGTAGGAGATTGGATCTCTCAACAAGAGGAAACTCCAATCCCAAACGTACCAACAGAATGGCATCCTGTATTAGCTCAAAGAGCTGTTGTTTATATAATGGAAGCTATTGGAGATACAGAAGGATTAACTAACTCACTTAAAAAATTAGCTCAAATGGAAAAGTCTGTGATGAAAATGACAGATAATAGAGTAGAGGGCGCACCTCAAAAAATAAAAAATAGAAATGGTTTGCTTTCGGGAAGAAATTCATTCAGATCTAGGGGGTTCTAATGCCCAGTTCAAATTTACTAACCTGTGTAGGTTTAGTAACATACACCTCAGAAACTAATGCTCCTGAAGGATCGTTAGTTATTGCAGATAACGTAAATATAGATGAGCCTAATGTCATTACTCCTCGTAGAGGGTTTGACGACTTTTTAAGCACTATATCTCTTTTAGATGATACTAAAAGACTAAAGCAAATAATACAATATAAGAATAAAATAATAAGACATTGGGATGATCATTTAGAATATGAAGACGGAACTACGTTCTCTCAATTCTCTGGAAATTTTTCTGAGCTTCAAGCTGGCTTAAGAATAAAAGCAAAAGAATCAAATAGTAACTTATATATAACAACTTCTGATGGCATAAAGAAAATATCTGCTACAGATTCTTCAGATTTTACTACTTCTGCCGACTATATAGTATCAGCAGGTGCAGCAAAAGCCACAGACTTGTTTGCTAAGATAGTTCCAAGTTCTGGTGGATTTCTTCCTCCTCAATCAAAAGTAGCATACAGATGTCTATTTGGATACAAAGATGCTAATAGTAATTTGTTATTAGGCACTCCAAGTTCTAGATATATTTTATCAAATACTAGTTCTGATTTATCAGTTCCTGAACAAGATACTCTAACTATAACAGGCACCACATTCTCTGCAAACGATTATATTCTATTTAATTCCACTACAACTAGCTACTATCTTTGGTTTGATACAACTGGTTCATCAAATATACCAGTCACTAATGATACAGTAGGAAAGACCGCAATTAGAGTTATTTTAAATGGTTATACTGGATCAGCTAGTCAAATAGCAGCAAAAATAGCAGAGAGCATATCTTCTTCTAGTACAGAATTTGTAGTGTCGTCAAATTCCAATATAGTAACTATAGAAAATACAAAGGGTGGAAATGTTACTGATATTTCTACTGGATCATCAGGAGTTTTTAGTAGTAATATCACAGTAGCTACATCGGTTTCCGGACTAATTGTTGAAGCTAGTGCGGCTAATGGACAGATAGAAGCAATTATCCCTACTGGAGTAGATACTAGTTATTTTTTCCAACTATATAGAAGCTCGATAATTACCGCAGCAGACGGAGTTAATGTAGATGAAATATCTCCAGACGATGAATTACAATTAGTTTACGAAACTCCTATCACTGCATCCAATATAACATCTGGAACTATAATAGTTTTAGATAGTACTCCAGAATCTTTTAGAGAGTCTGGACTTCCTTTATATACGAATGCACAAACAGGTGAAACTATATTACAGTCTAATGACAGGCCTCCAGTAGCTACTGATTTAGAGTCGTTTAGAAACTCTATGTTCTACTCTAATACTTCTATAGCTCACAAACTAAACTCTACATTATTATCAGTAGATGATTTTATATCAGAATCTACCCAATTTTATGTTGGAGATAGTTCTGGAATACAAAGTTACACATTTAGAGGATCTAAAGAAACATTTGAACTAACTCCAGCTAGAAAATCTAGAACTGTTGGTGGGTCTTATTTAAATTTATACTCTGCTAATAATTTAGTAGATTATTATATGTGGTTATACAAAGGGGCTTTTACTTTATCCTTTAACTCTACCGCAGATGTTAACGCTGCAACAGATGAAATAACAATACCATCTCACGGACTAGAAACAAATGATGCTGTTGTTGCAGGCGGAACTACTCCAGGAGGAATAACTTCTGGAACTACTTATTACGCAATTAGAATTAGCGATAATATAATACAACTAAGTGCTACCGTAAACGGATCGGCTGTGAATATAGCCACTGCAATCGGTACAGGGACTCTTTTTCATGAGGCGGTAGATCCTGCAATAGCCGGTAAAGTCGGAATTAGGGTCGATCTATCGCTTTACCCTGACTCTTTAGCCGGAACTAAAGAAGCTATAATTGATTCTTTTTTGGAAATTACTGATTTTTCTGTATCAGATACAGTTACTACTGCATTATTGTTTACGTTGTCCTATAATGGAGATGCTAAATTACCAACATTCAGCACCCCTACTCCTGGATCTCAATGGAGTTTAGTGGTTACTAACGAAGGAAGAGGAGAGACTAGAAGAGGATCTATTACAGCTCTAGCTCTTACAAATCCAGTTCAAATAACTGCTGCCAATCATGGATTAGAAACTGGAGATTCTGTAACACTATCTTTAAGTACTATAATTGCTCTTAATGGTAATCATACCATAACTGTCATAGATCCTAATACTTTTAGCGTAGTATATAACAACACACTAGGATCTACTGATACTGGATCATATAGAGAAGTTACTAATTTTGTGTACTTATCTAACTATCCATCTATTTCCCAAGCTATAGAAGAAACGGCTAAATCATTAATTAAAATGATAAATTTAAACCAAAGCTCTTCTATTATAGGATTCTACACATCAGGAGCTGATGATCTTCCTGGCAAAATGTTATTTGAAAAAAAATCTCTGGAAGATGAATCTTTTTATATAGCAATAAGTAGCTCTTCTTTATCTGGAGAATTTAATCCAGATATTCCGGCAATAGCGTCAGTATCAACTGTTACCTTTAGTGCTGGATCTGGGTCTGCTGCAAAAATTACAACTCCGTCTCCCAACGGACTATCATCAAACTCTTATTTATACGTATCTAGTCCTAATACTACTCCATCATTTGCTGGAAAATATAAAATAACTGTATTATCTCCTACAGCTTACACTGTTCCTGTCAATATTACCGGACAAGATTTAGTAGGTACTAGTTGTTTCTATTACTTAGCTACTCAAGAATCTAGTAATGAGAAGTCTATAAATAGATTATATTTTTCTAAGTTTGGAATACCGGAAGCTGTTCCGTATTCTAATTATATAGACATTGGCCCAAAAGATAAAGCAATATTAAGAATATTAGCACTAAGAGATAATCTTTTTGTTATTAAAGAAGACGGTATTTATATAGTATCTGGTCAAATAGCCCCTAATTTTAGTGTTAGATTACTAGATAGAAATGCTGCGGTAACTGCTCCTGATACGGCAGTAGTATTAAATAACCAAATATTTGCACTAGCTGACCAAGGAGTCATATCTATCTCTGAGTCTGGAGCACCTATTATATCTAGATTGATTGAAGATAAAATAAAAGCAGTAACTAATAATAGATTTAATTATAAGTCTTTATCTTTTGGAGTAGGGTACGAAACTGATAGGGCTTATATAATTTGGCTACCTACAAAAACTACTGATGAAGTATCTACACAATGTTACAGATATAATATATTTGAAAAAACTTGGACTAGATGGACAAAATCAGCTACTTGTGTGTTAGTAAAAGATGAAGATGATAAATTATATCTTGGAGCAGGGGATAGGGCTTTTATCCAACAAGAAAGAAAATCAAATGATAGAACTGATTATGCAGATAGATCTATTTTAAAAGCAGTCTCTACAAATGGGTACAATCCTACGGATAGAACTATAATTTTAAATAGTGTTTTAGATGTGGAAGTTGGAGATGTTATCCTACAGGAACAAACAGTAACTATTAGTATATACAATAGACTATTAAGAAAGTTAGATATTGATGGTGGAGTTGGGGATGCTAATTACGAAACCACTCTCTTAATGAACTCTGGAGATAATTTAGCAAGTAAATTAAATATGCTAAATGCTAAGCTATATGTCGATATAGGGAGTCCTATAGACAATTCTAGAGTGTTTACTAATGATTTTGAAGCTATGAGAACGAAGTATAATGATCTAATAGATGAGCTTAATGATATCTCAGCCTCTACTCTTTTTAAGAATTACAAAAAAATAGAAACAGAGGAGGACTATCCAACTCCTTATGAAGCTATTATTATAGAAGTGACTAAATCTATAAATAAGGTTAAAATAAGTCTACCTGCTGCTTTTGTAGAAGGTGAATTGACAATTTACAAAAACATAAAGAATGTAATTCAATGGTCTCCATTACATTACGGAAACCCTATGGCATTTAAACAAGTAAATACCGCTACTTGTATATTTGATCAGAATAATTTTTATAGCGCAACTATGTCTTTTAGCTCTGACTTATCTCAGTCATTTGTTGAGATTCCTTTTTACGGAAAAGGCTTAGGGTATTGGGGATATGGAACTTGGGGAGATGTTAACCTATACTGGGGCGGTAATGGTAATGATGTTCCTTATAGAGACTTTGTTCCACAAGAAAAGCAAAGATGTAGATATTTAAATGTTAAATTTTCCCATGTCAATTCTAGAGAATATTGGAGAATATTGGGTATTTCATCAAATGTTAGGCCGTACTCTGACAGAGCATATAAGAGTGTTAGGGGGTAGTAATGAGGATGTATAGCAAATTAAAGATAAGTGCTGAGGACTACCCAGATGAGTTTCAAGAAGCAATCGGGATATTAGCAGATACATATAATCCATTTGTAGACGAGTTAGAGACTATTTTAAATGGGAATATAGATTTTGAAAACCTAAATCAAATAACTTTCCAAATAGAAATTACTGTAGATTCTACAGGAAAGCCTATTTCTGGAGGAAAAGCTACTCTTTCTGGAAAGAATCAGCCTTTGGGATTGCAGGTTATAAAAGCACAAAACTTAACTAGTTCCAATACTTATCCGACTAGCCAGCCGTTTATAAGCTATACTCCGTCTGGAACAGGTATTATACAGTTTAATAATATCAGTGGTTTACAAGCTAATAATAAATATAGATTAACCATAATAGCCTACTAGGATTTAACAACTTAATATATGGCATACTTACAAAACGACGCAAAAAAATTATTAAATAAAGTAGCTAATTCTCAAGTTTTGAGTCAACAAGCTGCACAACAGCCAAACCAAGATCCCAATCAACCTCAACAAGAAATTCCTAGTAACCAAGGAATTAGTGGATCACAGCCTATTGGACAACAGATTCAACCATCTGCCCCAAAAGCTCCCACTGCTTCTGGAGCATTTACTAATATTCAACAATATGCTCAAAAAAACGTGAAAGCTGGAGCTAATTTAGCCGGAGCTGTTCAACAGGGACTACAGACTGCTGCTGACGTTACTAAGAAGAATATAGACCAAACTGGACAAAAGTTTAATACTGAAGTAGAAGCTGGGTCTTTGCAAAACAGAGGTACGGCTCAATCTGAGATACAGAAAGCAACATTAACGGCTGCTGGTGGAGTTCAAGATCCTACAGCTCAAGCTAAGCAACTAGCAGAACAACAAGCACAGTATAAGCAACTAGTCCCAACTTATGATCCTAAAATTAAAGCTCAACAAGCTCTTTTAGACGAAGCCAATAAAAAACAAGCTCAATATAATGATTATACAAAAGCCAAAGCAGTAATAGAAGACGTTAAGAAGTATTTTTCTCAGACTAATACGGAAAATGCTTACGGAACTATTAATCGACTTAAAGATTTAAAGGGTAATCAATTTGCCGATACATATAGTAGAAATCCTTTATTACCAACTTCTAAAGCCACAGTTCTTCAGAATGCTCTAGATAGTATATATGGAAAAGGAAAAGTTAGTATATATGGAAAAGGTAAGCAGTATTTTGACTTAACAAAAGCACTAAAAGATCCTAAGTTTGCTAATAAGTATTATGCTAGTGTTTTGGGACAAGTGGGATTTAAAAATAAAGAACTACTTGCAGATTACAACACTGCTCCAGTTATCGGTAAGAATGGAAAAATAGTACAAGCAGCAACTGCTACTCCAAAATATACAGACCAAACAAAGCAACTTACCGATTATAATACCGCTATAGCTCAATTAAATGCTGAAAAGAAATCAAACGAAGCGCTCTCTACATTTGCCCCAAGATCAGTTGATGTTCCTGCACTACTAGCACAAGCATCTTCTTATACTGGAGATGTGTCTGACCAGCGAGTAAAGGACATTTTAAATGCTGCTTACAAAGGTCCAGAAGCTTTATACGAAATTAAAGGGTATGATGAGACTCTAGAGAAAGCTAGGCAAGCAGATAGAAAACTAGGAATGGTTGATAGATCTGGAGTAAAAAGTAATTTACTTCAGGATATATTTAGTAAACCAGAAAGATCCTATACTAGAGGAAGCAGGAATTTAGATTCTGCCATACTAGGACAATCTGGAAAATTAGGCGATATATTACAAACTAAAAAAGATATTGGAAATGTGTCAGATGTTTTGACTGCTAGAGAACAAGCAGCTAGAGGATTATCAGGAGAAAGAACTTCTGAGATAGATTCTATAAGAGAAAAGTCTAAAGGCAGTTTACAAGATATTGCTAAAGCTAGAGATACTCAAATAGAGTCCAGGTTGGAGAATGTTGTTAAGGATTGGGATAAACTTCCTACTTACTTAAGAACAAGGCTAAAAGAAGGTCTAAAGAGTGGTGGAGCAGGGATTGAGCTTTCTGGAGCTGAACTATCTTTACTTGGTGCTTCTGGTGGGGAAGGTCTATATAATGCTATTAGTAAAGCTGGGATAAATAATGTTATAAAAACTACAGCCGCTTCTAAAGATAGATTAATAGGTAAAGATGAACAGTCTCAGTTAGCTAGATTACAAGAATTAGCTAAAATGAGCGAAGATTATGGTACTGCTGGCCAACCACTTAATTACGCCAATAAATATAGTAGAGCTAACAGAGCAGGGACTCAAACGTCGTTGGACGCATTTGATAGAGAGAATTTTTCCGCCCTTCAAAAACAAGAAGAAGATAAGTTTATGAAAGCTGCTAAAGCGGCTAATATTGCAGTTACAGGCAGAGGAGAAGAGTCTACTGAAGGTGGATACTTTAGTAGTGATACTATTTCTTATGCAAAAAGAGATGCTAATGCTAAGATTAAAGACGTACTAAAGAAAATGGGATATAAGTCAGATTATATAGACTCTGCTGAAGGAAAAGATTTTGCAAAAGCACTAGCAGGATCGATGAATATGGGACATGGGGAAACGGAAGATGAGATAAATAATTTAATAGCTACTAGAGTTAGTGCTCCACAAGCTAACGCTAATTTTAAAAACATAGCAAATAATCCAATAAGCTATTTAAGTCCTGCAAATGGGTTTGGAACATTTAGCACTCCTGCTATAGCCGCTGCAACTGCTGGTCTTATTCCAAAAATTATGGGAAATAAAGCAGTATCAAATGCTGTTGGAAATGTTTTTGGTAAAGATACTGGACATGCTCAAGGTGTTGCTGCACAAAGAGCAGAAGCAGATGCAAAAAAGAAGCTACAAGCTGGAGTAGAGAAGTGGTTTAAAGATCAGGGATTTAGCAATAGATTAGTCCAAAATTCTTCTGATGCTAATACCTTAGCTCGTATGCCAGAATTAGCAAGGATATTAGCTGGACTAGATCTAACAAACTCTAATCCCACTGCTATACCTGCTCAAAATCAATCGAATCAAGCAAACAATACTAATGATATTATAACTAAACTACTAAAATCTAACAGGAAATAAAATATGGCTGTTCCTTTAATCGCTGCTGGTGCCTTAATGGCAGCAAAAATGGGCTCTGACTACATGGCAGGGCACGCAGCAAAAGACGCTGCTCAAGCTGCTGCTGATGCTAAACATCTTGCTATGTTAGAAGCTAAAAAGTTAGTTGAAGCTGTTGGAATACCAGAAGTAGAGGCTTTAAAAATAGTATTAGCTAAACCAGAATATGAAAATTTAGATTTTAGTCCAGAGCTACTTGGACAATCAGCTCAAGAAGATATTGCACCAGATGCATTAACTGAATCAACTAGAAAAAAAGCATTACTTAATTTAATACAAAGATCTGAGCAAGGATTATCTCCTCTTGACTTAGATATGGCTAGACAGATACAAGACCAAGGAGCTGCAAAAACAATAGCTGCTGGTAAGGCTATGCAAAATAGTTTAGCTCAGCAAGGAATTAATCCATCTAGCGGATTATCTCAAATGCAAGCTCTATTATCCTCTCAATCTGCTGCAAACAATGCTGCACAGGATTCTAGATCATTATTGAGAGATGCTTATGCTAATAGAATATCTGCTCAAGAAGCTGCTGGAAGAATGGCGGAAAGTCAAGGATCTACTGATTATAGTAGAAAGTTAAATAAAGCTAATAGAAAAGACACTATTTCAGAAATTAACCAAAAATACAGTAACCAAGCTAAAGATGCTAGTAGATCGTTTAACATAGAGACGGCTAGACAAGAAGCTGATAGAAAAAATAAAGAACAGCTTTACAATAAAGATATTTTGGTAGATGATTATGGTAGACAATTAGCTAGAGCAGAGACTATGGGTAATTTTGCTCTTGGCCAAGGAAATAATGCTGCAAATATTGCGGTACAACGTGGACAAGGTAAAGCTGATATGTATAGAGGAATTGGAAAGGCTGCTGGATCTCTTGCTGGAATAGCGGGAGGGATGTATAATCCCAATGCTGACGCTCTTACAGCAGGATTAGGGGGCGCTAAACCAAAACCAGCATCACAAATTTACGATTACAATTCTGACGATGATGGTGAATGGTCGTAACTAAGGCTTTAAAAATAGGATATAGCAATGGTAAATGAATATCAAAAACTACTAGATCAATGGAATAGCTTAGGAGGTAAAAAACAACTACCTTCTGAAACCTTATTGCCAGATCCAAATGCATATGATACTCCAATGGAACAACAGCTACCAGATCAAACTTCTAATTTAGGAAATTCTAATAATTACGAAGATTTACTAAACAACTGGAATAGTTTATTAGGGACTAACTCAGCTCCTGCGTTACCTGATCCAAATAATCCCCAAATTCCTGAGCTAGAGCAACAGCCTATAGAAAATCCACCTACTATAGGATTACAAAATCCAGAATCATTTCCTATAATAGAAAAAGATCTGGCTTCAGACTCTACTCAATCATTAGTACAAGAACCTACTAAACAAAGCGAATACGAAAGATTAATGGGAGAGTATGAAAAATATCTAACAGATAGCGATGCTCAATTAAAAGCAGCTCAAGAACAGAAATCTAGTAGCGATATGATAACTAATGTGATAAATGCGCTTGGACATGCATCTACCGGATTAGCTAATAGAGGCGGAACTGGTAGATATGAGCACAAGGATATAGATTTCCAAAATAAAGACTTAGTAAATAATGTTAGTCAATCCATAGGATTAATGGGCAAGAAGTTTGATAAGATTGATGATTTTACAAAACTAGGAAGAGAAGCTGATTTACATAATCCAAACAGTGAGCAGTCTGTAGCTGCTAGAAAAATGATTGAAGCTAATTTCCCAGATTTAAAAACTCAATACGGAGCTGGTTGGGAAAAAATGACCGCAGCATCTTTTGATGATATATTTAAGGTACTTAGCCTTAAAGAAAATACTGATGCTAGAAAAGAGGCAGCAATCTCTCTATCTGGAGAAAGAGCTTTAGCTAAGAAAGAAAAAGATAATGAAAAACTAGAATTGCTAAAAACTCCTTACGGAATAGCTAGAACTAATGATGATGCTAAAAAACTAAAAGAAGCTGCTCAAAACAAAGATGATTTTGATACTTTATTAAGTGAAGCAATAGCACTAAGAGAGAAGCATGGCGGTGGGCAAGTGCTTAATAGAGATGATCAGAAGATAGCAGATGGGCTATCAGCAGATCTATTAGCAAAATATAAAAGCTTAATTAAATTAGGTGTTTTAAGTGCAACCGACTATAAACTCTTAGATTCTATTGTTCCTAAAGACGTTTTAGGATATAATAATCCTGTTGCTGCTATACAAGGACAAGATCCAATACTGGCGCAATTACAAGCTCTTAAAGGTAGAGTAGATACTCAATTTCAATATAGCATACCTCTAAGAATACGAGAAGGAGTTCAGACTGATGTATTTGAAAAAGAACCGAAAGAGTCTGAAAAATCTGCTATTAGCCAGGAAGATAAGGAAGCAATTGATTGGGCTAATAAAAATCCAAAAGATCCTAGAGCTAAACAAATACTTCAGTTACATGGGATGTAATAATGAGCGATTCATTTAATCCAGACAAATATTTAAAAAGTAAAGCAGGCGCGTCTTTTGATCCTGATACTTATTTAAAAAAGAAATCTCCATCTTCTGATACTAGCAAACTAGAGTCTGGACTTTTAGGCTTAGCTCAGGGCGCTACGTTTAATTTTGCAGACGAGGGAGTTGCTGGGATAGAAGCCGCTTATGATGCTCTAACTAGCGACGAGACGCTAAAAAATTCTTACCAAAAGAATTTAGAAGAACAAAGAAAAATGTACGACGAAGCTAAAGAAGCTAATCCAGCTAGTTACCTTACTGGAGAAATAGGTGGTGGAGTAGCCTCTGCTTTTATTCCTGGAGTTGGCGCTATTGGAAATGTGGGAAGAGTTGCTAAAGGCGCAGGACTGGCTACTAAAATTGGAGCTGGTGTTTTAGGTGGAGCTACTCAAGGAGCATTGTCTTCTGTTGGAGCATCTGAAGAAACTGATGTTCCTGGATTAGCTGTAGACGCTCTTACTGGGGGACTTGTTGGGGGATCGTTAGGTGCAGCATTGCCAATAGCCGGAGCTGGAGTGTCGCCACTAGCTTCTGGGACAAAGAACGTAGCAAGAGCAGGGGCTGATTATTTAGGTAGCCATCTCGGTAAAGTAGAAGATTTGCTTAGCGCGTATGATCTTAGAAAAGCAGGAGTTAAGGTTATTGGAAAAGAGGCAGAACAAGCAGTAAAAAAAGAGACTTCTGAGACATTAGATAATTTAGTTAGAGAATTGAAAAAAAGCGTTGGAAAAGATAGTGAGGTTATTGGAGCTGCTATTAAAGACGTCAAAGCTGGAAAAATATCTACAGCAGACTTCCTTAATGAAATAGAGGACGGCATTTCTAAAAAAGAAATACCAGAAGGCGCAATTAGAAGTGCAATAAATAAAGTTAAAGCAGAGCTTTCTACTACAGAAAAAATAAAAGATGTAGAAGGAGCTATGGCCGCTGCTAAAAATTGGCAGACAGAGCAACAAGATTTATTTCCAGATATAACTGTAAAAGATCCTTATGTAGCTAAAAGTGGGGAAAATGTAATAGCTGAATTAGAAAAGCCAGGATCGCTAAAAGAAAAGGTTAAGGCTTTACAGGTAGAAGTTCCAGAAATAGATGGAGAGCTTTTGCCTGAGTCTGCATTAGCTAGAGCTAAAAAGCTACTTGGTAAGGGAAAATTAAAATCTGAACTACTAGAAGAGCAATCATATCCATCAAAATTATCAATGGCTACAGCAGATGATGGTACTAAGTATGTGCAAAACATTGTGACTACATTACAAGAGGCTGAACCAAAAGAAGCTAAAAAACTATTTAAAGTACTAGAAAAAGAAGTAGTTAAGGCTGCTGACGATCTAAGTACCAACGATGCTTATGATTTATATAAAAAACTAAGAGATAGTGCCAATAAAGCTAGAGGAGCTGGAGGAGAAAACTATCTTGATAATTTGGCTAACAGCCTATTAGTTAAAATAGAAAAAGCATTGCCAGAGAAAAGCAGAGAAGCATTGTCTACAGGCAGAGTACAAATGGCTACAAAAATAGGCCAATTAGAGCAAATGCCTAAGTTTAAAGATTTATCAGATTGGCTATCTAGAAAAGAAACAAGTGGATTTGTTGAGCCGGTTGAGGAAGTATTGACTAAAGGTAAAATAGGACAAGATTTATTTGGAGATAGTGACCACAACAAAACACAAAGAGAAGCTGTTTCTAAATTAGAAGAATTGCTAACTGGAAAACAAGATTACTCTAAGAAACTAGAAGAGTTAAATACTAGAGATAGGCTTTTAAACTTGTCAAATAGAGATTCAAATTTGGGACAGGATTCCTTTTCCCTTACTGGGCTAGCTAAATCAGTGCTTCCAAAAGCATCTATTCCTGGATACGCTGGTAACTTTGCTGGATGGACTGCCACGCTAAAAGATAGTCCTATGGGCAAGCTTATAAAAAGTGTTTCTGATATTCTTGATGGCCCAACAAAGAATGTGGCTATTAGAGAGCTTGCTAAGTATGCAAATATTCCAGAAAGCGAAGCTATTGAGTTAGTTTCACAATATAAAACAGATGAGATATCTATACCAGATTCAGGTATAGCAAAAAAGAAAGACTATGAATCTGAGTATGATACTATAGATCCTATTGAATTTTTAGAGGCTTCTGAGGGAAGTGCAGAAACTGCTTTACCTGGTAATGTAAAAGTTCCAGGAAAAACTGGGTCCTATGATGATGGTAAAGGTAACATAACTCATGGACCATTTGGAGCCAATCAAAACTCTCTTACTACTAAAAAAGCGTATAAAGATTTGGGACTAGATATAAACAACTCTACTTATGATGAACACGCTAAAGCTGCAAGATACAATTGGCAATTACACAGAAAAACTATGCAACAATCTTTAGACAATAAAAAAGTTAATCTGGATGCTGTTCCACAAGAGAAAAAAGCACTAGTAGATTTTCTCCTTACAGACTTAGTATATAATGGAGGACTAGCTCCTATCAATAGTAGTAGCGGAGCTAAGATGCTAGACTCTATTAAACAAGGCGATATTCCTTCTTTTGTTCAGCAATATCAAAGATTTATAATGGCTAAACCTGGGGCTGGTCCTAGAAAATCTGAAATAATAAAAGTACTAAAACAATTGTAACGTCTTAAAAAAGGGCTAATCGTATGAAGCAGCAGTTGGATAAAATCGAAGATAAACTAGATGGATTGGATAGGCGATTAGATAGTGTAGACATTACATTAACAAAACAACACTCTTCTCTAGAAGAGCACATGAAAAGAAGCGATCACTTAGAAAAAAGAATTGAATTACTAAAACAAGAACTAATCCCAGTTGAAAAACACGTAGCTGCTGTTGGAGTTATTTTAAAGGCTATAGGAACTTTGTCTATATTTCTAGCAATTTTCGCGTCAATAAAACAAATAATGCGTTAGTCTTTCTCATCTCTAGTAACCTTGCCTTCATTTATTGGAGTTAGTTCGCATAGAGATGAAGCGCTTTTCTTTCTGTTGAATAAACAGCGATTTCTAGCGTTATTTTCTTGATAAATCTTTACCCTAGCCTTTGCATCAGTATAGAACCTAGCGTCTCTAAAATCGGCATTTATAGCTTCTTTAATGAACTGATTGTAGTATTCAGCAGCTTTTGGATTATTTGCTAGGTCTTTTAGGAATTTTTGGTCTATATCAATATAATCATGTCTAAGCTTAATGTTTCTAGCCTTACCAATATATGGGTACTTTCTTAGCATTTCTGCTACGCTCATACTTTTGGGTTTTTTTGATTTGGTCGAAGTAGTCTTTGGCTTCTTTTTTGATTTCATCATTAACACCTTTTTCTACCGAAAAAAACCGCCTTCTACCCCAGCGACCCTTTCCTAACATTCTTCCCATTTCTCTAAATAATATATACCAGTTAACTTTATCTACGTCTTTTACTTTAGTGAATTTTTTAAAATACAGATATGCTATTATTCTAGGTTCTATTTTAGCAGAGGTTCCAGGAACTAAATCAAATTCTCTTAAGAATATTTTTAAATGAGAGAGGTCAGACTTCCGTTTTCTGACCCCCTTATTCGACCTATCCTTGATCTTTGTAGATTCTTCCTGAATCTTAATCTCTTGTAGCACAACATTTAGAGCAGTTTCTAGTTTTTTCATATTTTAAAGAATAGAATTACCATTAGTTTTACTTAGCACTTTCTGTGGATTAAACAAGTCAAATATTGCCGACTCTACCGCTTTAGTTAACTTTTTGCCTGAACTAGAGGTAGCGCTTATTGGAGCTGTAATTAATGGGCACTTAGAAAATGTAACATGAAAAGATCCAAACATACTAGCAACGGTTTGAGATTCTGTAGCCTGTAAGCTCTCTCCACAATTAATACTAACTACTGCATCTGAATGTCCATTAGCTACAGCAGCATCAGATAGTAACCACAATTCGTTTACAATAGACTTTTGGTAATCGGCTAGTGATTTACCAATTCTTTTTGCAACAGCTTTATCCATCAAAGTAGTTAGTCCAGTCAACCACTCTAACCTACTATTGGCTTCTCCTGGGATCTGACCACTAAGTCCTCCAATTGCTGCTCTATGGCTCATTAATACTCCACTGCCAACAATAAATCTATAGTCTAGTGATTGAGCTATGTGGTATCCCATTGATGCTGCAAAAATAGTAATAGTGTGTACTTTTCTATTTAGTCCTTTAGCTGCCTCAATAAATAAATTACCAGCGTCAATAGATCCACCTGGAGTATATAGGACGACATAAAGAGGTACATTTTTTGGAAGCTTTGAGGACTTGGCATATAATTCTCTAGTTTTAGCTGACATCAGCTCGCTTGTGACAACTCCCCTAATAGAGATAGTGTTGTTGTCCTCAAGAGCAATAATTGCAGAGTTAGCATAAGATGCAAATAACATGGTTAAAGTCAGTAGTAATTTCATTTTTTCTTATTCCTTTTTCTTTCTTCTTGTTCCAATCTAGTTTTTTTCTCAGAGCATTCTGAGCAGAGGAGTTGAAATCCTTCCTTAGAACAAAAAAGTTGGTTTATATATGAATCCCAAGTCGTAAATCCTTCCATTGGAGGGACCACAGGATATATGTGATCCATAACTGTCTTACCCATTATAACACGAGAAGTTGTTTGATTGCAAATATTATCGTAATTTTCTTTCGAAGAGCCTTCGTAAACTAGAATTCCACAACTTTTGCACTCGAAAGTAGCAGGAAATCTTTTTGCAGCAGCCTTCACTTCATTTCTAGGATACCAAGAAAATGATAGTCTTCTAAGTGCTGCAATTATTCTACCTTTAAATCTATTTGACTCGTTTTTTGTTTCCACTTTCCTTCTTTTTAAGGTCAGAAGACGTAACTCCAGTCACCTCAGTGTTGTATGGCTTTAGTTTAGTTCTGTTTTGGCACTTAGGAGAGTTGCACGCTCTAAAATAAAAATCTCCATCGTGTCTAGGTAGGATTATCAGCTTCATAATTCCAGTACCACAAGAATGACATTCCCATTTTTTTATCATATCGTCTATAGTATCTTCTTTCTTTTCCTTAGCTTCTTTTAAAGTTAGATCGTTTTTAGCTGCTACTATAAGCTCTTCTACGGTCAAATCTTTTGATACGCCTTTTAAGAACTGTACATTCTTATGGAAGGCATCTGTAAGAGTTTTAACTTCAGAAAGAAGTTGTCTTTTGTCTGATTCTAATCTTCTTATGATACTTTTTAACTTTTTCTCTTCTGAAGATTTTGGTTCTTTATCTCTGTATATGTACTTATCTTTACGTATTTTTCTTGCCATGTCATCTCCACTAATTATTTGAAGAACCGAATCCTTTGTCACCGCGATCTGTACTGTCTAATGAACTAGCCTCTACTATATCAAATCTTTCATACTTAACAATAACAAGCTGGGCAATCCTTTCTCCTGGAATGTATATCCCATCTCCTTGAGTCTTTTTAAATCTAGCTTTAATCTCGCCTCTATACGACTCATCAATAACTCCAACACAATTGCCTAACATCAAAGAAGTATTAGTAACACTAGATCTAGGAAACAACAATCCTACATGGTCTTTTGGAATTTCTACAGCAATCCCAGTTCCGTATTCTATGTAGCTATTAGCTAATTTTATAGATACTGCTGTAAGATCTAGTCCAGCATTTCCATTACTGTAGTTTGGAATTATTGCGTCTGGATGTATTTTTTTTATTTTTAGTTCCATTAGTTCTCCGTATTAAATCACGTTCTAAACATAGCTTTAGAAGAGTTTTATTGGTATATCCCATGTTTTTAAGCTGAGTGTAGCAAATGCTTTTGAATGGTTCTTGTTGGTTAAATAAGCCGTCTAATAATCTATCTATTCTATCCATTAGATCTCCTAGTAAATCCAGTCTATCAGCTATTTGATATATGGTCAATCATCATTCTCGGTATATTTTTTATCATTATATGCATAGTAACTAGGATCGTTTACGTATTCCTTTTTTCTTATTTTTTTTACCTCAGATGGACTACATACGAGTAATCTATATCCAAAATCTATGGTAATTACAGGTATTTTTTTTCCTCTGTATTTTTGCAATTCTTTTTTGCAAATTATCCCTACGTCAAATTGACGAACATCAGAATCTTTATATTTATCAGTATATATCCTTATGTACGTACCTTTTCCTGGAGTTATAAATAATATAAACCATTCTATTAACATCTGTAAATACTTTTTCATTTTACCTGCTTGCTTTATATTTTTGTATGAGTTGTTTATGTTTATTAATCTGTTCTTCGTCAGTAGGAAACTCTGCTGTTTTATAGTACACTTCGTATTGCCATATGTCAAACTCTGCTGCCATCTCAATTTTCCATTTAGGAATCTTTATGTCCACATCTTTTACAATAATGTCCCAATATTTAGCGCTCTCTACTTCTAAATTGTATATTTTTTTTCTCAATTTTTTAGGCATCTCTTTAGTGATAGGATACATCAATGCTTCCTCTATTTTAAGATCTGGTTGACGCTCTTTTTCGTATATGAACCAGAGATGGTGCCCTAGTTCGTGGATTAGAGATAGGATTGTGTCGGTTTTACTGTGTGATTTATTTACGTAGATAGTAATATTAGATCCGTCTGTTGTCCAGGATGCTGCAACTGCATTATCGCTAGTTTGAGTAGATAGAGTTACTTTAACTCCTAAAGCAGTTGCATATTTCTTAAGACGATCAATTTCTCTATCTCTTATATGCACTTAACTATTCCTTATTTGGTATATCAACATTAAATTGAAATTTAACAATTTTACTAATCCACTCAAAAAACTTTTTATAAGTGTGTGTACCTTTTGCTATGTTACACTGCTTACAGCAAGATAGTACATTCCCTTCTACATACCCTAAATCGCTATCAATTCTATCAATTCCATTATAAACATAAGACGGATCTGTACCTTTAGTCCTAGATTTCCTAATCTGTCTGGGCTCTAATCCACAGTAATGACAATTTGCCGTGGTTAAATATAAAAAAGTTTGCTTATCTAACTCAAATTTTAAATCCCTATCTTTAGCTCCGTTTTTATACGATTGCCAAACAGCTGAAAACGTACAATAAGAGCTTTTGGTTTTGTGGGCTATATTGTGAGCAATAGTAGCTTCTCTTTTGTGGCATCCACAAGACTTAGTCTTTGCTCCTAAATCAGAGCCTCTAACTAAAGTAGTAGTTCCACAATCGCATTTTACTTCCAATACTGATTTATATTTGTGTTTAGGTATGGTTTGAACCAATTCGCTTCCAACATATTTAACTGCTACTAATCTTCCAAATCTTTTACCAGTTAGATCTTTTCGGTTATTAGCAGCGCAAGTAGTTTGTATAATGGGATTTTTTATAACAGCCATGATTATTCCAAACACACTGGAAAACTGTGATAAAATGGGTCAGTCCTATCTTTAGTCTCTATATAATAATTAATTGTTTGAGATGCTTCACTATCGTACCCATTAATTTCACTATACCCATCTTGTCCAGCTAAAGATGCGTTTACTATAATCCTACCTCTACCAAAACTAGTCATTTCATGGTAGTGACCTAATCTAAAAAACCTAATAAGTTTACCGACTTGTTTACTTCTTTTCGAAAGATGCGCCTCGCACGACTTTCTAGTGACTCCACCTTTCATATGGTCCCCATGCTCATATAAAACATCACTTCCGTATATGTTTAAAACGTGATAAACTCCTTCTGGTATTATAAATTCTATATTCTTGTATCCAGCAAGTCTGCACATGTCTGCTAACATATTATATATTATCCAAGTTAAGTTTTCTTTACCTGGATCTTGGTATGTATTTTCATGACTAAGCCTATCGTGATTTCCAGTAACACAAATAAAAGTACATTTTTTTCCAGTAGAAACAATTGGAACAATGTAATGTTCATATATAGATTTAATTGCATGCACTACTTGTTCGCTATTTCCAAATTCGCAAGCTCTTCTAGACTCCATTCCGTGAAAATCCGAATTTTCAATCATATCTCCGCCCATAAAAGTTACAATTCTCTCAACATTGTATAGGCTATTATATCTAGAGTATTCTGATAATACGACTCTTCCAAGTTTCTCCATTCTTTTTTTAGCAACAGCTATGTTAAACGTCTTGCTTTTTTTCCCGTAGTGAAGGTCGGTTAGCATTACCTCCATAGTCATCTTTCTTTTGGTTTTATCAAGACTAGCTTTTTGAATAACTGGCTTAGTAAATCTAATTTCTGATATTAAATCTTTTATTTCAGTTAATAAATCCTGTCTTTTTTCTAAATACCTAATTACATCTAAATTTTGCTTTTGGGCAACACTCTTTTGTTTTCTTGCCCTATCTGTAGCTTTTAAACTCTCAACTAAAGGATCTACAGTTTGTTCAATTCCGTCATATCTATAAAAAGTTTTACGAAGAGCATTTGCAGTAAATCCTGGAAAGTGTTTTGTTAGTTTATCCCAACTAAGTCCTTCTTTTTGTCGTAAACTAATTAATCTACTAATGCTAGTTTCTGTCCATTTACTCGACATAATGCCTCCTATTATCTAGTAGATTCTATAGCAACTTTTGCGCATAGTCCAGTAATTACTGCTCCTAATGCAAAAAATCCCACACTACTCCAAAATGTTTTTCTTTGAGAAGAAGAGAGGTCTTCCCTGACCGTTTTAACTTCCTGTTTGTATAATTCTATACGTTGATCGCTAATATCTGCTAGATCCTTTAGCTTAATATTTTGCTGCTCAAGTAATTTATTTTGCTCATCTGTTTTTCTAAACTTTGCCATTTGCTCTTGGTTTGATAAAATTCCATCAAAAGGAGCTTGATCTCCTTTTTTTAGAATAACCATATCATTTGCTAATACTGAGAAAGATAATAGTGCAAACATTAAGTATTTCATTTTTTACTCCAATAGGCTAATTCATCTTCCAAGCTTTTAGAAGTTGTATCTTTTTTACTCTCTTCTATTTTTTTGTCCAACTCTTTAATTTCTGTTTTTAAAACTTCTTGGTTTTTTTGTAAACTTGTTTGTTTAATTTCTTGTTGTGTTTGCTTACGCTTAAACAAGCTTAGTATAAATTTTATGATGTTAGAAAAAAAACTCATAATACTCCTATGGATTAAATACTCTAGTTCTTCCTTTTACTCTAGACTTAGGTTCCCTAGTCTGAACATGAACCCAAGTTTTTGCAACTTCTGGATTCTCCATCCAAAGTCCACACTGTTCCAGTATATCGTCAGTGCAGAAGTTTGTCAAATCTCTGGATTTATCAGCAAAATCAGCTGCTTCGCAAGTTAAATGACATGACCTACTTCCCCCACCAACCTTAGTATTAATAGAAGGTGGCCTATATCCAGAAGAAACTATCATTTGCTTTCCGTATAAAGCCCTTAGTTTATTAACTGCTATAAGCAACTTATCCAAATTACTCTCTTGTTCTTTTGATAGTGGCTCTGCTTTCTCTCTTCCCATTAAAATCTCATCTCTAGTAATCATATGATATCCTTTTGTTAATGAGCGTCTTTTAAGTTAGTTCCTATAACTGCTGGAGCTTTTAGTGCGATAGATAGTCTGTAGTTGTTTTCCATAATGTCTTGAACAATCTGTCTACATTCTTCTGCCTTAGATTTAGGAGCATCTATAACCAATTGATCGTGGATATTTAAAATAACTAATGCATCTATACTTCTTTTTTTGAACTCTCTATTAATCTGTATTGCTGCCATATTTACTATGCTAGCAGCCAGTCCTTGTATTTGTACGTTCTTAGCGTTATTTAGCCCGTTTTTGTAATCTTTGTACCATCCCTCAACTATCTCTGGCTCATACTTTTTCTTTAGTGCATTTTTGTATTTATAATCTAGAAGCTTATCACCATGTATCCTATACAATTCTTTAACTGCTGGAAGATGTCGTATTCTTCCTGTTTCTATTTTTATATATCCATTGGCTTTAACAAAATACTCTGATTTTTTCATCCATTCTTTTAGCTTAGGAAATCCATTTAAGTAACCATTGATAAGAACCTGGGCTTCTTCTGTAGTTACGTTTAGAGTTTTACCTAGAGCATACGCGCCCATTCCATACGGGACCCCAAGACTGTAAGCTTTTGAAAACGATCTTTTTGGTTTATTTACTTTTCCTAAATAATTAGGGGCGTTTTTATCAGCACTAACATCTTTTAATTTTTCCGTGGCTATAGCAATTGTAGAATAAAAGTCATATCCTTTTCTAAAAATATCTCGTAGCCCTTCGTCTCCAGAAACGTGAGAAAAGCAATTATGAACTCTTATGTTATCGCATATAAACTCTTCTACTCCGTCTACCGTAATATCTACCATGTCTCGCTGTTCTTTTTTATTTACTTCCAAAACTATAGCATCTGGAGATTTTAACTTTCCAATTTTTGATTTTGTAAATATTTTTTTTCTTTCACAAGCAATAAAATTGTATAACTTATAATCTACTAGCTTATTAATACTAATAGCTGTAAATCTAATTTGGTACACTTTATGAACACCTTTGTGAGCTTTACCTATTCTGCCATCTAGTCCTAGAGTATTACCTAAACTACAAATGTCAGATGCTAATTTTGCAGATTTAGTTGATATAGATAACTCACTCTTTTTTTGATTAAAAGTTCCGTCGGTATCTATAAGTCCCGCTAAAAAAGACAGTCTATTAGCTATACTAGATGTCATTATATAATCTGGTATATGAAATTTTTTACTCCTATCATCCATCATATCAAAAGTTTGTTTAAATATATCCACCAACCAAGAATCATGGCATACGCAGGACTCCATTCCATAGGTTCTACGATCCAAGTAGTCTTTTGGTTTTGCCCCAAAAGATTCCATTATTTCTTTAAATTTAGTAGTAACCATATCAGCTTTTAGTCCGCATATGCCTACATACTTAGAGGTTGTCGTACATGCAACTCCGTCTCCCAAAAAAGCACCAAGCATCCAACATAATTCTGCAGATAGTGGTAAATATGAGAACGGTTTATTTGCTCCCTTTAGATATACATTTAGTTTATTGGAATTATTTTGAATTACATTAGTGTTAAATTTACACTCTTCTAGAATGTCTCCTGCAACAATGTCCTCCGCTTTTTTCCAACCAGTTCCATTTACATAAATTTTATGGTCGGGAGAGCATCTCACTACTCCTTTTTTAGTAATTATTTCTAGCATGTCTTTTTTTGAATTCCACTTATTAACCAGTTTCTTCCAACCATGAACAGTATTAATATAGTCTCCTACTTCTACTTTAGATATTTCTAAAATTCCTTTATCTTTTATTTCTACTTTTGAATCTATACATACACAATGAGGCTCTAAAGCTTCATAGTCATTATCTATAAACACTCGTCCTTCATCAGCTATAAAAAATTCCCTAATTACATTATTATACTTTAGAACAATCTCATCCAACTCTCCAGTTTCTTTTGGTCTAGGTAATTGTTGCAAGTTAGAAGAGTATCTACCGGAGATAGTTCTGTGTTGCTGAAAGTTAGGATAAAAGTATCCATTCTCTGATTCATCTAAAAACCTATCAATATAGGTGCCTTTTATCTTTATTAATGAATTATAGTTACTTAGGTCTCCGGCCCATTTAATGTTTAATACTTTAAACAAATGATCTATCATATCATCATTAAATTGGGCATTACCTTTATCCGTAGTACTTAGTGGCTTAATTTTCATACACTTAAATACTAAGTCTGCCATTTGTTTTTTAGAGAATATATTTATCCTATTAGTTCCATCTTTTTCGGATAATCTCTGCGCTATTTCTAGATGATGATTATGCTCTAAGTCTACGTTATTGATAAAATAGTCTCTAACTATATCAGTTTCTATAAGTAATATAGATTTTTCAGTTAGTGAGTACTTTCCATTCTTAGTTTTTGTAAGGTATTTTCCACAATCAAAGTACTCAATAACTTCCTGAGAAAAAGACCCAGATCTTGTTTGTGGGTAATCTACAATAAGATTTTCATTTTTCCAATTTCTAACATCTTCGTTTGATTCTATAGCTGTAACTATTCTATCTTCTAGCATTGCTAGATCGCTCTCAATATTCGCTTTCGTTTTTAAAATAAGCGGTATGTCTAACTTTATTGAGTTATTTTCCATAGGAATAGTCACTTCTTTATATAGAGGCATAACTTCCTTGTCATAGAAAAATTCTTCTAGTTTATCCTTAGATAGACGATCTCTAACTAGGATAGCTAGTCTTAGCGTTAAATCAGCATCAGATGCAGCATACTTTCCCATTACTTCTAAATCAGCTTTATACATTTCATAATTTGTTTTAGTTATGCTACCGCCATTCATTTTTATATTATGCTTAAGTTCTATTTGCTCCTCATTAGCATCCGATTCTACATCTAATCCTATTTTTGATTGGTATTGCTTGGCAACTTCTTTCAAAGCAAAATTACCCTCTTCCTCTACAGTGTGTTTCATTAACATAATATCGGCAAGCAACGAGTCTATCAAATCAACTTTTAAATCATTTTTAACAATGCTTATATCGTAAGCAGCGTTCCACATTAACAATTCTTTTTTAGATAAAAGATGCAGAAGCTCTAATATGTCCGAATCAGGAAGAACTTGCTCTAGCTTTTCTGTTTCTTTATTCCAAGAAAATCTAGGGGCATAAAATGATTCTCCAGGACTTCCGCAAAAAGAAATACCAATAACCTGAGACTTTCTTACATTTAGTCCAGTAGTCTCTGTATCAAATCCTAAGAATAGACTTTTTTCTATGTGAAGTTTTGCTTGTGTTAACTGTGCTTGTGTGGTGATTATAGTGTAGTTTTTATTAGTATGTGTCATTAATTTTTATGCTCCCCATATCCAATACTGTAGAAGTTTACATAACACTCTTCTAACTTTTGTCTATCTTCTGGAGAAAGCGCTTTTTTTTTCATGTATTTTTCTATTACGTCCATGATATCCAAAGGAAGTACATCTATTAACTCTTCTAGTTCTTCCATAAGAGACTCATTATCTAATCCAGAACACCCTATCGTATTATCCAATACAGATAGGGAGCTTACATAGGATTCTAACGTAGTTGTGTTATTCATAGCAAGTAGTATATGTCTAGTCATTATTTGCCTTCTGCCTTAGAATGAGCTGTCGTCTTCCATTTTTGCACGATTCTTCGAATCTCGCAAGTCTTTTAATTCCGATGCTTCAATAGCTTCTAGCGGCCTAATAGTTCCAGTTAGTCCATCCCAAGCTAAATCGCAAGAAAACAAAGCTCCACTTCTATTTTTTACACAATCAATAGAAAAGTATCTGTCATTTTCTGGAGTTCTTGAGCTGTATCCTGGCCTATGTACAGTTAACATAGCAGTTAAAGCTTGTGCTATAGACGAACTACCTTTAGCGGCATTATAAGACGTTATTGGCTCGTCAATAGATCCTAGAGCTTTAGACGGCTGTAACATAACAACTACGGCTTTATTAAGATTAATAGCTATTTCTCGCAGTCCTTGAATAGCCTCCATGCTAGATTGAGTAGGGTCAGAAAATCTAGACTGTACTAGCTCTAAATAGTCAACTATGACTAATCTGATGTTAACTCCTAGCATCTTTTCTCTTTCGATAATTGTGTTCTTTATTTCTTCAATTGTTTGCCCTGTTTTAAACACAAAGCTGCACTTTTGATAATTATCTTTTAGAATAGTTCTGAACTGATCTTTCTTTTGCTCATCTCTATTTTTGAAGAATTCGTACAAAGAATTTCTATTTAGTCTAGTGTGTCTTTGTATTAATTTTTGATATACATCAAACTGGGACATATCATAACTAAAGAACATGCTATGTTCGCCCATTTTAGAGGTATTATTTATCATAGTAATAGCGGTAGAAGTATTATGCGTTACTGTAAAGTCTCCCAATAAGTACCTATGATTTCCATCTAACTCAAACCCAAAGTAATCTCCTACTTCTAATTTTTCTACCTCTATTTCAGTTAAATCCTGGTATCTTTGTCTGTCTTGCGCTAAGGCTTTTTTTCTACTCACTCTATTAGGTATGTCGTTTAAATTATCTCCGCTAATGTACAGTCTAAACGCTTCTGAGTACCCTTCGTACCATTTTCCCCTAGTAAAAGATTTATAGTGTTTCATTTCTCTTGATTTAGTGGCTTTAAATCCTAAACTGCGTATTAAAAACAAAACCTGATCTGTCGTTTTTTCATTAGATTGGGAAAATTCATACGTTCCTTTTTTATGGTCATAGTATCCATCAGTATCTAATAGACCAGCCAACAACTTAAGCCTGTCTTCTCTATTAGAAGTAAGATATTCGTTAGGAATATATTTTCCATTCATTAGATTTTTTTGTTTTAAAAAAGTTCTAAAAATGTTATTTTCCCCAGTTATAGAAATAGTATACACCTTATCTGATCCCGATTCATACTGCTTTAAATTAGCTTTTAGGTTTTTAGAATCTGCCCATCCTTGAATATCTTCAATTAGCTCTACATCTTGCTTTGCTATAGTAAACTGTGGTTTACTAGTTGTGCCATCTCCTATCCATACACCTAAGATGTACGGATCTATTTCTAAATGTTTTTTAGAAAACTCTACTGGAACTTTATATCCCTTTACTCTTTTTTTAAAATCTACACCCTTATTTAAGTATTCCAATAACGGAATGTCAAAAACCTGGCCATATTTATACTGATCTTTTGTAGCACTACTTCCTTTAAGACTTAGTATGTGGCTTTCATTAATAACGTAATCATCTCCGTTTTTTTGGTTAATTTTATACAAAGTTTCTCGTCCTCTAGCTAACGATAAAACTGTTCTAGGAGAAGAGTCATCCCCCATTAATAAATCACCAACACAAACGTCTTCTACGTTTTTTATAGTTCCATCAAACATTAAAATTTTAGTGCCTTTTCCATGGCACTTGCCCGAGCCAGGGCTCCCTAAAATTCCATATAATCTTCCTACTTGAACTTGCAATTTTTCATCTAATTGAGGTATTCCAAACTTTAGAGTGTTCTTATCAATGTCTTCCGCATACGATATAAAAGAATCAAATCCTTCGTTAATAGTAACTACTTCTTTTGAGCTGGTAGCTTTAATGGATTCTGGAATCAATATACTTAATGATTTTAGTAATGGATCATCAGCAGTTGAATAAGTCCCACCTAGCCAATTTGGCCCAAATACTTGGGATATAATATTATTATATATAAGTTCTTTCGAAAACTTATCAGATCCTGTTCTTTTTGATTGCAGCTCAGCAGCGGCTTTTAAAAAATGATATGTGTGAGTTTCGTTAAACCCTTGATTCTTTAGTGTACTAGCCAATATCATCAATGCGTGATTTCTAATGCCACTCTCAAAATAGCCTAAAGAAATTAAGTATTTTTCAGGAGTAAAGAATTTTGGCTTTATTGACCAATCTACTTCTGATAAATCTAAGCTTAGTGGAACTTTATTTTTCATAGTCTTAACTATTGTTGGGGTTTTATTCTTTAGTTCTACAATCCGTTCTGGTAGATTTACAACTTCCCATGCGTCTTTTATATCAGAATACTCAAAAGTAGTTTTAGCTAGTTCCATAATTCCATCTATAGTAAAGTCCGTTAGTTCTGAAATAGATAAAGGAATTTTGTATAGTCCAGACTTTTGGTGCTTAGTTAACGGTAGTCTTAGTATCCTAGTTGCATTGTATATTACAGGGTCAGCAGTAGTAAGTCCCTCAGCTAGGCTCATACAAATATTTTTTAATTGATTTGGAGTTAATTGTTGGTCTAGGATTTCTACTGAAATATCGAATCCTTTATTCCCACTAAAAAAAATTCGTATGCTACTAGCAGGAAATCCAGAGTCTATTAGTCTGTTAACTAAAGATATTGCGTCTTTTTGAGCTAATCCTAAGTCATCTTCTGAATCAAAATCCCATACTAATTTTTTACAAACAACGTCAGTTATTCCAGCCACGCTACCTTTGTCTTTAAAAATGGCTTTATGGGAGTCGTTAAACTGATATATAGATACGTAGGCTTCCTTATCTAAAGAAATTCTGTTATATATATCAGACAAATCTCCGTCATTAAATGGAACTAATGTGCCTTTATCGGCTAAACTAGTGCATAATCTAACATAATCAGTCATCACATCATCCTCCAAAATAAAGGCAGGATTGAAAATCAATCCTGCTGTAGAGATTCTAGAATTAGTAAAGGGGATTACTAATCTTGATTGATAGATACGTTTAGTTCGTACTTGACATAAGAGGGGAGCTTCTCAAGTCTTTCCTGGGCAGCATCTTCTGTGATGTAGCCTTTTTCCGCTAAACGCTTAATCGACTCTCTTGGGTCATCTAAATTAAGAAACTGTGTTGTTACTTTTCTAGTTCCACTTTTATCTTTTACTACAAATTCTACTGGCTCACTAAGTTTAATATAAAATTGCTTATCATTATCTTTTCTTTTTAGAACAGATCCGATTTGTCTAGTAATTGTTTTCTTTTTTGTAATCTCACTCATTTGCGCTCTCCTTGTTTTGGGCTTCTGAATCAGAAGCTTTTAGTAATGATATTATTGTATCTAGTGCTACTATTTCTGTGTAGGTCTGCATATATACCATTCCTGCCGCAACAGCTAGTTTTTCATCTTCTTTTTCAATAAGCTCAGAAGTTGGAAATGGATAATCTAAAACAGCTCTAATTACTCTATCTTTTCTTCCGTCCATTTTAATCTTCTTTAGCAGATTAACGTAGTTCTTGCTAGACTCATCGCTAACCTTTTTTAATTTTGCATAGGAATCATATAGCTTATCTAACTCTTCTTTGGTATTGTTAGTTTGTTCCATTTAAAAATCCTCTTCTTTACTAGCCACAACTACTGCCGGTCTTCTAAAAGAAGAGGACGCCGGAGCTTTTGCTGCTGGTTGGTCTTGTTTTGTAGCTGTTACTTTTTCTGGAATTGTATTTCTCCCTACTGCCGTTTCTCCATCATTATCAGTATCACCTAGGTTAACAAGGGCTTGTAGTCCATATCTTCTAGCATATGTAATACCTCCACCTTGCTGCTGAGCATCGTTTTCTTTTGCAGTTAGTATCTCAGTTAGGCTAGAAATAAACTCTCCAGATTCGTGTAATAATAGAGTTTGTACGTATTTTTTCCCATCAACTACAACTGTTGGTTGAACAGCAGATATTCCGTATTTATTTAGAGCAGGAAGACACGCTTCTCTAACTGAATTTAGATTAGCGTACGTATTTTTAAAAAATGGATTCCTAGCATCCTTTACTGCGTTACTCATTTCTGATTGCGCTTTTACTAGGGCTGAGGCTACTTTAGCAATAGTATCACTTGTTAATTTCATACAATCTCCTTATTAAGTTTAGAAGCAATTTCTAGTAGTCCTTTGAGTGCTTCATTTTGAGCTTTATTTGCATCTAAATTAACGACATTAAAAGATACCTTACTTAGTGTAGTAAGCTTTCCATTAATAAGATCAAATAACTCTAATTTTCCAACTACAATAAAGCTATCGTCTTTTTGTGGAAATGGTTGAGAGATTGCAAAATCATAACCAACTCCCTTTTTAGATAAACTAGATAGTATACTGTTGTCTAGTAGTTTAGTTATTTCTGAAACAGAAGTGTCTATTGCCTTTTGGATATCGTCATTTATTCCTCCAACTAGCAATTTAATCTTTGGAAGAAGTTTTCCTTCTGAGTCTAATGCCAATCCCTCTAATTTAAACTGGACTAAAAACTCTCCGCTAACCAGTTCTTGAGGAGAACTCATTGCTAGATCTGCTCTAAGTTCTAAAGATTTTAATCTGTCTAAAATACTAATCATGTTAAACTCCTAAGTTGATCAATCACTGATTGACCTAATGTTGTTTCTAATGCAAGTCTTGCCATATGCCCTAATCTTCCTTTGTTTTCTACTTTAACTACCTTAGCTGCCAAAGTCTCGGGATTATATTTTATCTCTACGTAACTATGTTGCAAGTCTTTATCGATATAAAGAGCTACTCCAATGTGAGTTAAATCGTTTTCACTGGGATTATTTTGCTTCGCTGTGTTTTTAGCTTCGAGCAATTCCATTTTCATATCCTGAATTAATTTAATTAACTCAGCTTTTGTAGCACTTTCAAAATTAGCAACTTTTGATACAATACTCATTTGCGTTCTCCTAGTTTAACTAAACCATCCATAGATCCTTCTTTACATATTCCGAAGAAGGGGCATTTCTTACCAAAGAAATTATAGCATTTTTTATGGTTCTTTTCAAAAATACCTTTTTTTATTATATCTAAGTCTCTTTGATAGTCAAGGAATATTTTTTCCATTAATTCATTAGTAAGCTTACCTTTTAGTATTTGAGTCCTAACTCTAGGTTCATTTTTTCTTATCTTTTTTTCTAATACCAAATAAGCAACGTATGGATTTTGTTTATATTCTGAGTATGTAGCTAATTGTTTTGAGTTGTAAAGATCAGATTCTTTATATGGAGTTGAGCTTGTTTTATTGTCGCATATATAAATAATATCGTCGTCTTTAAATTTAATAATAGCGTCTATAACTCCAACTAAAATATCACCACTATCATTTACCAGCTCAACTTTTTCTTGGACACTTACCACATAATCTATTGTTGGAAGTATGTCTTCTCTGTATGCAGATAATAACATTAGTCCTTTTCTGTATAAACACATCCAGCCTATTTTAGAAAATAACCTAATTTCATTTTCTTCTAACTCGCCTTTGTAATAGTGGCAAGATTGAACGAAATCACCTATTTCTGAGGATATTTCTTTTGAAAGTTCGGCTATATCATCCTCAGTCAATAAATCTAGATCAAAATCACCTTTTGAATAAGTTATAAGAGTTAGTCCCTTTCCTTCGTGTTTTACGTCATTTATTTCTATAGTAGACATTGATTCTAAAAATACTTGTTCTGGTGTTTTGTTTGTGAGAATTGGCGATAAGAGCTTTTCTTCTAGCATAGTGTTGAGAGCATTATCTATTGCTGATCCGAATATTAAAGCAGATCCAGTAGTTTCTGGGCGTATTCTATCTACATATTGGAATTTGTAATATTGTTGACAGTCGGATAGTGCGTTTGTAGAACTATTTGAAACTCTAATTGGAGCTTTCTTAGTATCTCCAGGATTTTGCATAGATGGTTCCTAATTGTTTATACCACTGTCTTTCTTCTTCAACTGAAATAGTTCTATGTACTTTCTTTTTTGGAAACTTTACTCGATTTTCTTCTTCATTTATAAAAACTATTCTTTCAGTGTACTCGTCTTTATCGTACACTACTTCTCCTATTTCCACAACAGAAAGTGGATCAACTCCCTTAAAAAAAGTTCTAGAAACTTTAAACAGCTCTTTAAATTCTGCTATAGTGCCTTTTTCCAAGTTATCGAATATTAGTACTAGCTCAGCATGTGTGCGTTTCTTTATCACGTTATTTCCTTAATTTAGACATTACAATTTTAACAAAGCAAGCAAACCCCAAGCCAAAGAACAAAGTTGCATAATATGGATTTTGATAATAGTTAGCTATCCAACCAGCAATTAAAAATACCCAAGCAAATATCCTAACTTTAAATAGTTCCATTAGTTTCTTCCTTTAGCTGGAGAGCATACAACAGCATATTCTCTATCTGCCCTTTTATAGAACGTACTTAAACAAGGAGTATCTGTGTATCTAGGATCTGTTGAGCAGACTTTAGCCGCTCTTTTTAGGATTACTTCGTCTTGATGTGTCCATGGAACAGATGATTGGTCAATTATTTTAACTTTAGCGCATGTTATAAACAGGATAAAAGTTATCATATTTTAATCTCCATAAGTTTTGCTCTAAGATCCTCTAAAGATCCGTTGTTGTCGATAACTACGTCTGCTAGTTCTTTTAGAGCAGTTACTCCAGTCTCGGACACGTGACTATCAGAAAATCCAGTATCTCTTTCTATATAGACGACTACAGAGTCATTTTTAAAGAAATCAACTTCATTTTTAAAGCGACAATCGGAAATAATAGCTGGAAACTCTTTACTATTTTTTAAAAATTTACAATGTACGTCTGGATCAAAGTTTCTTAGAACCTCAGTCCCTAGGAACTGCAGCATTTCTCTTATGTTCTTAACATCTGTATGAACCACTCGACTTGCAATAGCTTCTGTATATGGAGAAAATTCTTCTACTCTATACCCAAACAAGGTAAATATTGCATCTATGTGTGGTTTTTTAAACCTAATAGGAAATCTAAATGGTTTTTCTTTGTATTCCTGGTCATTAAAATGAATGAGCGGTATTGAGGTAGTTAGTGCACATGCTCTCTTTAGCGCGTCAGCTAAAGCCACTTGTTTTAATCCGGTAATCTCACACAGTATGTCAGAAGCAGTTGTTTTACCACTACCCTTCTGTCCGCATATTAAGATTGTTTTCATATTGTCCTTTATGGAAATCTATAGGATAGAGAAGCTCCGACTTGGAAAGACTCTTTTCTTATATTGTATAGCATAATTGGTCTGATTTCAAGTTTAGTGCTATCTGTATATTTTTTATACTTAATGCCCTTAAATGTTGATATATCTAGTTTTCCAGTAACTACTGGCAGTATTCCTAATAGATAGGTTTCCGTTTTTAGATCGAGGCCTAAATTAATCCTAATCTCTTTTCTTAGGGAATTCTTAAAGTCTCTGTATCCTTGGTAATGGCTACCGGCTTCGTCTACTTTTTTTATTATATTTTCTTGTGTTTTAGTCCACGCTATTGTTGACAGGCATGTAAATATAAACCACTTTATCATTATTTTAAAGTCAGTATTACTTTAGACTCTATAATACCCCCTCCGGCTTTATAGTCTCTTTTATATGATATGGCTTTTACCTTTTCTAGTTTTCTAAGAGATTTTCCCACTCTGCTTGTATCACTTCGTAGAATACTTGAAAGTTCCTGTTGGGTATAGGATAGCTTTCCTTTATTTTGTTGAGCCAATAAGAGAATCCTAAGTTCTAACGCTGTAAATATACAAATAGCTTCGTCCACTAACATAAGATACTCCTATTTTTTAAACATCTCGTCTACATACTCATACCAGTGATCTTCTAAGCATTTAGGAGATAGGATTTGATAGTGCATAAAGCTAGCTGGACATCCGTCTTCTAGTACTGTAGTGGTATGCTCTCTGTCATATAAGCAATGAAGACTTTCGTGGAAAATAAGGTTACTTTTTTCTACTTCGTCTAAATATGACCAAACCTTCCTATCTATTTTTATTAGTCTCTTAGTTACTACTTTAGATATGTTATTTACGTATCTAGTACATTCTCCTGCTACTCCAGGAGAAAGATCTGCAAACTTAATAACTACGTGCTTATCAGCATAAGAACATTTGCATAACTTACTAAACTCTAAAGCATGTGGAACAAACTCACTAGCAATATCAGTAGATACTGGAACCATAGTCAGTGCTATTACCGATAGTAAAAATATAGAATAAATCATAATGCGTTTTCTCATTTCTTTTTGCCTTTTTTCACTACCTTAGGTGGCATATCTTGCGTAATAGTGTGTTTGTATATGTAAGATTCTGTTGGAGGATGTGGAATGTAGTTGGCATCATAGTATGTCCTATAGTCATATGATTCTCCACAAAGCTTAGCTTTTAGTTTTTGAAGGTCTGACATTTTACGTTCAAGTTCTCCAATTGGAAACTCTTCTTTAACAATATCTACACCGAATTGTTCATAAAAACGAAGTACTCCTCCTGTAGTACTATAATCAGCATATTTCATTGTGTTTTTATATGTTTCTATATATGGTCGTTTTTTTTCTATTAAGTCTTGTAGTTGTTGCCTCCTTAGGTCGTCTATATAACCTTGGATAGACTGTACGTCTAGCTTTAGGGAGTAAAATCTCCAACATTGTATTAGAAATACTGCTGTTATAAGGATGTATGTTATTATTTCCATGGTGCTCCTTTTATTTTAAGACATTTCCTATTGGTCTTATGTAATTCATTATATACTTATCATGTCTTCCAAGTAAATAGGGAAATATTGCATCTGAGTGAACTATTCCAGTATTTTTACTTACGAGGAATATTCCAATAGCTTTTTTCCCTTCAGGAGTAAGTTCTGTAGTGGGTAAGATCTTTAAATCATTTTGTATTTCTGAAATTACTTTTTGATAGCTATGTTCTAGGGATTTTTTAATAGGCTCCCATTCATTTCTGAATTCCTCCGGTATTTGACACAAGTACTGGCTCTCAACTATACCAGACTTCATGCATTCCCACAAAGAAAGTGGACTAAGGTGGGATAATAGCTTAGCAATTTTCAAATACTCATCGCCTTTTATTTTGATCCTAAGTCCTGATTCAAATCTAACTACCCACCCCTCTTTGTCTTTTGGTATAGTTTTTTTTAACTTTACACAGTCTTCAATTGTCCCACCGTAAGAATGGGCAATTGGAAAACAAGTAGCAACTTCTAGTGGGTGCATATCCCTATAGTGGATATCAATTGCGCCAAGTAGTACTAGCTCTTCTTTGTTTTCGTAATTTACAATAATTTTATTACTGGGATAAATAATCTCAACTAAGTAAGTAGTTCCAGGAGTTAAAATGCTAGTATTGTATTTTTTTAAAAGTTCTGCACCTTTGATTGCTTGATCTGACGTAAAAGCTCCTCTAGTAGCAACATTCCATTTATTATTGTAATAATAGACTATTCCCAAAGATCCATCCATTTTTTCCCACACGGAGTATAACTCATCAGGCAAATTATCCAAGGTAACATTTTCCATTTCTCCAAGATTAAAAAACTTGGGAAACGGTCTAGCAATAATCTCCCCAGTATCTTTTTCAAAGATAATACCTCGAGATCTTATAGTATATTCATCCCACGCTCTTTCAAACGTGCATTTGTCTGTGTAGTTATATAGAATAAGACCGTCTTTCTCTACTGATCTAAGCAAGCCTAGTTTTACTCTATCATTGTATGGAACTAGTGATGGGTGCATTTAGACCTGCTTATTTTGTAAATTTTTATTTAAGCTTTCTATTTTATTTAAATAATCTATTTGGTTATTTTTTTGTACTTCTAATTCTTTTGCTTTAATTTCTAAAGCAGCTCTAATTGCCTCTTCATTAATATTTTTTATTTCATCTCTTTTATATAGTCCCGGAAATGCACAAAAATCATCACAGCTTACATCAGCAAATGTAAGTCTTCCCCAGCCGGCAATACAACGATCTCCAGTGCATGATGATCCATCTGAAAATACATAATTTGTAATATATGCATCATTTAAAAGTTGCTTCATTTCTTCAATTGAAACGGCATTAACTTTTTCAAAGGTATGGTTCTCGAACATAATCCAAGCAGTAAATTTAATAGCTTTCATTTAAAAGTCTCCTGGGGCACATTGAAGGCAGACAATACCTCGCCTTCTCCATAGGTCAACCACTTGTTTACGGTCGTCTACAGCGAATAAGACATCATATCTCGTATGAATTTCAAAATCAAGTAAAATTTCTTTGATTATATAATCTTGTCTAAAATCATTACTAGATCTCATAAATAAATCAGCATGTTTTCTATTAACATGGTGTTGTAGCCATGATTTAGTCTGAGGCATATGGCTATCGGGCCTTCCAGAACAGAAAACAATATTCCACGGCATGTTATTAACTAGTTCTAAGCACCATAGATTAGGTACATCTGATACTAGTTCATCTAAAAAGCTTTTCCAATTCTTTTTTCCTTCTGTTCTTATGTGGTGTAGTCTATGATCAATGTTACATAAAGTCCCATCTAAATCCACTATGATACATCCTTGCTTCTCTATATTATTGTTGTAATATTCAAAATCAGTATCACCCTCGTCTTCGGTAGGACGTTCAAATTTACTAAAAAAAGTACGTAGTGCAGCTTTAGCGGAGATTTCATCTTTTATAGTAGGATGGTTCTCTCGTTTTAAGCACCTTTCTAAGCATATATCATATGGAACAAACAAAGTTTTTACTACAATCTCATATCCTGCTTCTTTTGCTGGCACGATGTATCTAGCTCTTTGTTCTTTGTTAAAATTCATCCTATCCACGACTATATCTAAACCTTTTGATAGAGCTTCTGCAAAAATAAGCTTATGACCTTCTTTACCTTGATCATCTTGACTAACACGCACAAATCCTTCACAGTTGGAAGCTAATTGGCTTTTTCCTGAGCCAGGAGGTCCTACTAAAACTGTAAGCCTTCTATTTGACATTTAAGACCTCTTTTTTATAAAGGGATACATACTTTCTCCATTGGCATATTTACACCATGCGTTGTTGCATGGAGTTGTGTAAAATGGACATTTATTAGGCATTATTCCAACGTATTTTTATATATTCTATGTATTCTTGCTAAAAATTGTCCTTTACATAAGTTTGATTTTAAAAAATTACATTCAGTACAGCAAACGGCACAGTTTTTTTTTAAATAGCCCTTGGTATTATCTAATCTATCTAAATAATAACCATTTGCTTTTTTACCATGCGGTATCCACGGAATTGAGTCTCCACAATAAGAACAATCTTTTTCTTCAGTAAAAATTAAATAATCTTTATAAGTAATATCGCATTCTAAATTCTTTAATCTAACCGATCTTAATAATCTATTATAATTTCTTTTATATGGAGTTTTAAAATGTCTAGCATTTAATTTTTTAGACCAATCATTATTATATTCCACAAACTCCTCCTATTATTTTAACTCACATTTATCGCCAGTGCAAGCATAATTTCCTTGAGATTCAGTATTGTCTTCTTGTTCATAATTAATCAATTGTGAATAATCAATTTTTATTTCTAAAGATTTCAATTGATTATATTCATTTTCAGTAATTTCTTCATAGGGAGCTTGTTTGTAAATACCTCCATCATAGGGAAGAAACGATAGACCTCCAACATAATCCCAATTTTCATATACCCAATTCCCGACTAAGAACCATTCATTATCTTTAACATATATTGTACAAGACGCATTGTGCTCACACCAATTTTTTTGGATTTTCTTATAATATTCTAATTGCTCTAAGGCTGAAACATTATGCCTGGTAACAGCACTTTCTGGAGATTTTACTGCGAAACTTAAAACCCAAGTAGTAACATCCTTTGTCTCTAAATGTTCTTGACCATTCTCCGGAAACATAGGAACTTTTTGATCTTTTAATAATTGAAATAATGAATCCGTGGCTGATATTCTATATCTTCGTATATAGAAAGGAGAGTATCTAACGTGTAATCCTGAAGCCGAATTTACCAATTGCGACACAGTTCCTGACGGTTTAACACAAGTAATTGCTGCGGGCATGTTTATTTCGAGAATAGCTGATGCTTTTTTAGCAATTTTTATAGCTCTATTTTTCAATGCTTTAAAAGTACTTTCAGTCATTAACGATGGATTATCCATTTGTCCAGTTAACGATACTCCCAACAATCTCTCTTCTTCACAGTTTTTTTTCCAATTTTCATTTAAATATGGAAAGTATGTAAAAGTAGACTGTATAGTCCCGATCCAAGTTGCACATTCAACTTTTTCTAAAAGGTCATCAAGATCATCATTAGCTCTAATAACTACTTCGGATAAATTACAAAATTGTTCATTCCGTAATAGTATCTCCCCGCAAGGATTTGTTCCCAGTATTTTAGTAGAATCTCGGCGACTTGGAGCATTTAATTTAGCTGCTCCTAAATTAAAAATACCCCTCTCTCCTGATCCACTAGACGCTAATGATGACCACTCTTTTAAAAAATCTACAGCATTTGGTTTAGTTTCATATACAGCACTATTATTTGCCATATATCTTCGAGGAGGAAATGGAAAATTTTTAGCATTTCGCATTTCAACATCATTTAAATCCGATAAACTAATCTCACTAGATCTTCTTACTCCGCCGACTACAACAATTTCAGCAACTTCATTACAAACATCATGACATTCTAATGTAGTAAGTTTTCTCCCTTGAGCTTTAGCAAAAGTATCTCTAATGAAGTTATGAAGTTTTATTAATGGTTCACTTCCACTAGCCCTACCTCCCATTGTTTTTAGTTTATCTCCCTTTTTTCGGATAACAGAGTAATCAAAATCAATGTCTTTACCTGAATATAAAGAATTTAGTAAAAGTTTAATAGAGTCTGCCCATCCGGCTTTATCATCGGATATTTTATATATACCAGCCCCTTGAGATGTAAGGGTTGGGACAACCGGAAGAGACTCTGAGTCAATATTTATTTTTTGAACACTGAATCCATAACCAGTTCCACACATTAAAATATATAAGCATTCGGCAAAAGCCCTCACGGTTTTAATTGATTGAAAAGAGCAGTTATACATACAGGTATTATCGACTTTGGCTGCGGTACCTGCCGCCCATAATGCTCTCATTGATGGCATTACTTCCATATTTACAATATATTGTTTCATTTTTTTTAATACTTTTTCGGGTATTTTATTGCCTCTTTCTTCTTTAATGAAGTTTATATATCTATCAACGGTTTCGTCCCAAGTTTCTCTTCTTTTTAATGACTCATTCCATCTGGAATATGTCCTAATAAAAACAAATTCCGAAGATAAATCGGGGAAATAGCTAATAATTTTTGTATCTTTAACACTCATTATCTTCTCCTTTTAATTAATTTTCAGATTCCCATTTGTTTATAGTAATTACATGCTTTTCTTGATAATAACTTCCCTGTACTTTTTTCGTTCCACAAGTTGGTGGCAACATTCCTTTATGTTCAAGTAATGCCAACAGATTATCAGCTTCTTCAAGCTCATTATCCAAATTTTGGTAATCTGATAGATAATCAGCTATTAGTTTGACCACTTCACTTCTTCTCATTCTTCCTCCCATATACTTTGTGGTATTATTCCGGCATCTTCTAATGTAATAAGAATTGTATTCGCATCTCCAAGAGCCCTTTTAGAAAAATATAATGTATATGAATCAAGTGCTCCATCTATAATATCTAATTGATTAGCTATCAATACTAATGCTTCACTTCGTTTCATTTTCATCCTCCCATCTATAATTTGCTAATTTCAGCCTTTAAGTTTTTTCATATTATTCCAAATCTGCTAAATCAATTCCATATTTATTCATGTAATCATACAAATCTGATTGTATTTTTTCAACAATAGCTAACTGCTTTTCGTCTAGCTCTTGGTATTTAATCATATTCCTGATGGTAGTATATGCTAAATTATGTAGCACCAAATATGCGTCGGTTCCACTAATGGCTCTCTTATGTGCTAATTTGCCTTCATGAGTATCCAGATCAAATTGAAGTATTCCTTTCATATTACATCTCACTTAGTTTGTATAATTGTTTTTGTAAATCAAAAAGGGCTTTTGAGTACATTTCTGCTTTTTCTTTTAAGTTTTCAATATAGACATCTATATACTTTTTAGGATCGATTAATGAAAATCTAACCATTTCTGTTTTATGTTTATTAAAGGTTTTTGTAATTATAGCTTCTGGGTATAGTTTTTTACACATAGTCAATTGTTCTTGAGATAGACGACAATCCCATGTAGTATAAGAAATCTCATCAAAAAGTATATTTAAAAAGTATTTTTCTTTTTTTGTTAATTTTTTCACGACCACCATCCTTGTATGTATTCACCCATTAGTTTATATAGCAGTTTTCTATCTCTATCTTTAAGTCTATTTTCACTGTTAGCAGCATTTAAAAATATATCCCTATAAACTGCAGGATCTGCTAACTCGTTTGTTTCTACACATCTAGTTACAATCGTCGAATCCTTAAAATCCAACGTATAGAGACTCCAGTAATGTTCTAGGCCGCTTATTTTATCGTAATACGATTCGGTAAGAATACGATTAAAAAGAGCTATACATAATCGCAAAGCTTTATGAGCCTTTAAATTTAAAAGTAAATTCGGTCTTTCTGATTCGTTACAAGTGAAAAGTTCTCTTCTATAATCCGATTCATTCATGTTGTATGGATCATTATCTAATGCATGTTTCATTCTTTTAAGTTTGATTAATATCATTTGCTCAAGATACCCAGAATCCCAATCGTGATTATCCTTAAGCGTCCAGCCCCAAAAGAAAAACCTTTTTATTCTCTCAAACATCTAAATCCTTTGGTACAAGTAATTCTTGATTTTCATCATATACCTTAACTTCAATATTACCATCTTTTTCGTCAATTGTATAGAATGCAATTTTACTTACATCATACCAAGACCTTAGTTCATTAATGTCAAAATAAGCACCTTCATCGTCGTATTTTAATGTTAGTTTCATTCTTCTATCTCCTCTTTCCACATACGACACCATTGCAATGCAAATTCGATGTCTCGTTTAGGATATCCGTTATCTAATATCCATTGTTTAAAATCTACTACACCATCTGGTAGTATTTTTGGAAAACCGTACTTATGTCCACTTGGTGGATCTACATAAGTTATTGTTTTCTTTTTGCTAGGATTAAGTTTAACATGAGGAAGCTTATCCTTGTTTTTCTTAGCTTTTTCAATTCGTTTAATTAATTCTTTATTACTATATTCTTTCATTTTCTAAACCTATGGTTATGCTCTCGTCTACAATAATCAGAACAGTACACTACCGCCCTACCTCTATTTGTTTCATACACATAATACGGATGGTTTAAATAATGAAATATTGTATAGAATTGTTTTTCATCAGTTTGTAAATGACTACATACCGGCATATCAATTATCTTTGAGCATTTAGCACATAAACATTTTCCCATCTTTGGATTAGGAAATTGATTAGATACTTTACCTTCAAGTTTTTTTGACATAGTCACTCTTTTATAAGACTAATTTTTTATATAATATTTTCTACATTTTTTATTAAGATCGTTTTTATTGTCAAGATAATATTGTTTTATTCTATCTTTGTTGTTAATACGATACAATCTTCTTGATTCTTTTATTTTGTCTTTATTTTCTATTAGATATTGTTTTCTTTTTTCTTTAATAGTTTCTTTGTTATCAACGTAATATTGTTTAGCAGATTCTTTTATTTTCTCTCTATTATTAATGCGATACAATTTTCTTGTATTTTTTAATTTCTGTTTTTTACATATCTTAAGATTCATTATTCTTTTCCTTCTTCCCAAACCGCGTTGAATGTATGAGGAAAATGAATTTTAATTTGATTTTTTATAGCTAGGGCCAGGTCAACGTGTTCTTTCTGAGTCCCATTTTTTTCTCGAACTAGTATATAATGAATAAAGTTTCGCAAGTTTCCGGTAACGTACATTTTAGTCTTTAGTGAAGTCGGTAATAAGTATCTTGCAGTTTCTTTGGCTATTCCTTTCGCAATAGCCTCCTTATATGCCGTTATTGCCTTAGCCTCTATCATTTGTTTTTGTACTTGAAACCACGCTTTATCCATAGGACTTAAACTATCGGTACTTGATTGTCTGTTTTTTGAATCTTGCTCTCTTGCTTCTATATAGACAAATTCGACATTGTCCGAACTATATCGTCTAGATAATTGTTGAAAAAACAGGGATCTGTGACGAAGTAACTGCATGGAAGTTGCTAAATCTGTTTCCACTTCCATAGTAAGACTTATTTGCTCAAATACTGAAAAATGAGAATTTTTCCAACAATAGCGTAAAAGTTTAGAATAATCTGGATTGGTTTGATTCGGACTACTAACTCTTGCGATAAAGATAAGCAACTGCTCTGGGTCTTTCTGTATGTTGCGATAAAACTCTAAAGTCTGAATATCTTGAGGTTCTTCATAGTCTAAAATAAAGTCTACATAATCTGGATCGACTTGAGTTTTAGATACAAGCATTGCTTTAGTCATATATTATCCTATTGTTAATAAAACATGTCGCAATTTTTATAAAACTACGACACGTTCATTTATCATTAAATACTCTAAAAATCTAAACCAATACTAACTAATCCTGATTTGTTTGTTTGTCCCTGCACTCCCACAGACCATTTCTTATTCAACATTCTTTGATACTGCAATCCTCCAACAGTTCCAACTCTAGATTCAATCTCTGCTTTATTAGGATTAATAGTACGATCAAGTCCTTCCTTTGGACCTCTACCACCAAGAATTGAAATACGATTCTTGTTAAGTTCTGCCGAGCACATAGTTACCGAACTCTTTGACACTTTAGTAACTAGGTATTGTTGCTTACGAGGAACTACTTTAAAAGCTTCTGCAGGAACTTCTGATTCTCTACCATCAGCAAGTCTTACAATAATCTTCGCACCTTTAAGATGAGAAGGTACGTCAGTATTAATTATTTTCTGCTCTTCAACTTTATTCTCAGAATCTTGAGTAGAACAATTTTCTTCAGAAAATACTGACATGCTTAGTAACATTGTTATTAAACTTATGTATTTCATATATCCTCCTAATGTGTAAATGCTGAAGCTGGTATTACGGCTTCTGCCGTGTTTGGTCCAGATAGTTTAAGTTCAAGGGCAATTTGTGTTACAGGACCTTGATAGTATACTACATTTATTTTATTTTGACCACGGTTTAAGTTACCCGTTTTAGATACCGTAGCTGGAGCGTGTAGTCCTTGATTTTCAATTACTAGATAATCATCTTCAATTGAAAGTCTAGAACCATCATCACTAAGAAGTTTAAGAGTATGTTGTCCTGATGTTTTGATATTCAAGTATCCATTACAATCAAGAGCATATCCTTCAATTCCTACTAGATCTTGAAGATCCTTTGGCATACCAGGAAATCCATTAACAGCTTGACTATCAGGAACGCTTAGATTATTAAGTACAAAAGTTCCGACAATCGGATTATTAGCAAGAGCTTCTGGAAGTGAAGTTTTTTTGTCCCAAGATTTAAGATCGTGTAAATTGCATAAAAGTCCTGGCTGAATTGCAGATTCACCATCTTTACCATCTAAACCATCTCTACCCTGCTCTCCTTGAGGTCCAACAGATCCTTGAGGTCCAATTGCTCCGTTAGCAATAAATACTGGAGAACTGTTTCCGCAAGTTATATTAGCTCCACCTTCGGTAGCAATTGCTGAACATGATGTTCCTTTCTTTCCATCTTTTCCATCTTGACCATCATAGATATATGAGAAATTTTTACCACATTGAATTTTAACTTTATTTTTTTCACGGATACTTTTGCAAGATTTTCCATCTTTCCCATTTTCGCCATCTTTTCCGTTACTGATTAGTATAGGAGATTGATCTGGACACGCCAACCATACTCCAGTAAATGGAACAGATTCGTATGCTTGACAACTAACTCCAGCAATACCTTGAGGACCTTGAATGCCGGCAATACCTTCAATACCTTGTTCTCCTTTATCACCTTGAGCTCCTTCAATTCCTTGCTGACCTTGCTCTCCGTTATAAACAATTGAAAAACTTCCATCTGTACATGAAATTCTAGCACCAACGATATTTTCTTCTTCGTCAAATTCTGAAGCTACCGAACAAGATGTTCCGTCCTTGCCGTCTTTACCATCTTTTCCTGCATCTCCATTAGTTCCTTTGTAAACATCTACAGTATGTTTTTTAGCACACCCATTTGCAAATAATGCAATTAGTAATAATAGCCCTAATTTTTTCATTAATCCTCCTAAAATGTTAAACATATAGATCTTCTAATTCTGATGTAATATCAGAAATAAAATCTTCGTAAAGTTGGGTTTGTTCAATTTCGTAAATATTAGCATCCATTCCCTTTTGGAATAGATATTCATGGACATCATCTCTAGCTACAGAACTTTTGTTATTAATTAAATCTGATATAAAACTATCTACGGATATGAAATCGACTAGGACATTATTAACTCTACAAAGATTAGCAAAGTGCGATACTAAGTTTGTCATATATTTTCTCCTAATATACTAATTACTCTCCAACTATTTCGTCATAATATTCATCTGATATTAAACAACACATATCATGTTTATGTCCATTTTTCTCTAACAATTCTAAAACTACATCGTTTCCTTGTTCATCTCTAAATTTACGAACTCTAATATTCATGTCATATATATCTTCAAATCCTTCAATCTCATGTTCATGAATATCATTTATAATTAAATCGCTAATTACTTTAACATAGTAAATATCTTTTACCATTAAAGATACAATTTCTTCATCGCTAAACATCAATCTAAAATCTTGATAGTCGTAAGAATCTAATAAATGTCTCATATGTTTTTCTCCTTATTAGATATTAAGGCCTCTTTGATCCTATATCAAGATATTTCTTTATATAAAATATCATTGGGTGTCTTTCCTTGTACTTACCTAATCTATCGAAGTATGCAATTGCTAATACTTCTGGGTATCTCTGCCCATATTTTTTGGCAAGTCTAGAGTTAAATATGTTAATAGCGAGTTTAAGTATGTATCCTTTATATCCAGCTAATCCTGTTCGTTTTAGAGCAATATTTCTAAACCAAGCCATAAGAATAGTACCGCCCCTAGATCCGTCGGTAATAGTCGATCTAGTTGATAATACCATGGCAATAGCAAGCCATAATACGCTAAATAATGAGGCTGATTGATTTGCCACTATCTTATAGAATGCAACATCTCTTGGCTGTCTAAAGCTTGATATTGCTGTTATATCGCCATCATGTCTAAAGTCTACAGAAGCGGTGTCTTGAGGGTTTTCTTGATAGTCTTTTAAATAAGCTTTTAATTTAATGATCGTACTTATTGGCGACTTTAAGAAAGCTTTAAAAAAGCTGCTTCCTGGATTAAGATCGTTATACTGCCATCCATTTTCTTTTCCGTACTGTATCATGTTATTGAGGTGTCCAATAAGTTCTGGAGCAGCAGCTACCATCATTGTTATACCGTTTTGTTCATCATGTGATATACCATGCCAAGGTATGTCAAAGCGATCTTGATATACAGGAGGATGTCTCCTATATAATCCTGGAAATACTCTGCATTGGGTGAGTATTGATGCCATGAATTCTTTTTGTGAATATGTCAGTTCATTCAATTCTGCAAGCAAAAGAGCCGCTTCTCCTGTAAAAAGAAGTCCGTTGTCTGTAATGCCTTTTTCTATGTGACTTGGCTTATCGGACACTCGGTCAATAGGGTCTAGAAACGGTGCGAAGTTTTTAAAGCTCATAATTACCTCTTAATGTTAAAACTATTCCACTACTTTCCATAGTGTCAATGAGATAGTTTAAAGCTCGATCTCTTTCTTCAAATCTTTTGATATCTTCATCGGTGATTGTAAATTCTCCATTAGAACCGTCATAACTAAATCCTATTTTGGCTGGAGGAATAACCAATCCATCAGAAAGAAATATCTCTAGAATTTCTAATATTCTATATCTATTATTCATAAATACTCCAAAAAATTAATATATGCGACTTTTTCTCTTTCCTTTATGTTTACGTTTTCTCCTACTTTCTTCTTTTACAGAAAATAAACTCTCAGCAAGCTCTGTAAGCTTTTTATCAGCATAAGGTTCGTTCTTTTAATATTTTATTTTCAAATTTCTTTTATTCTTATTTGCCATGTGAGTCCTATTTATGACTTTGTCTATTTTATAGCTCGCTAAGTATGGCAATTTCAGAATTAGTTTGCAAATAATTATACCTAGCCTCAGCATGTCTATATAATATTCTCATCTCTTCATCGCATAACGGGACTTTTACGTTTTTGAATCTAATATCATCTAACATAACTTTTAAATCTCCAATTAAATAGCCTGGACATACGCCATTAATATGCGAATCAAAAATAATAAGATTAGCATTAGTAATTCTAATTGAACATCTTTCAAAAAAATCTATCATGGTATTTCTCCTTTATTTTAAAATAATTTTACCAAATTTAGTTCTAACTGCCGGAAATAATACTTCTCGCAAAAGATAAAGTAAATCCTCTTTTGATAGTTTGGTCCAGTTTTTTACCTTTATTTCTTTATAAGAAAGACCTCTATAATAATCTGGATCAGAGTTCTTATTTAAATCTATAATTAATGTCTTATTTTTCATAATCTACTCCTTTATTTTATAATTTTTCCAAAAATTGTTCACGAACTTTCATATCTTTTAATATATAAGTAAGAAGCAGTAGTTCTCCTTTTGGCTTTCTAGTTTTCTTTAAGTATATATTCTTTAATACTCTAAAGGATTGGTATTCTAAATTTTTTAGTCTATATTTTTCCATACGAGCTGCATATTTTTTCTTATGTTTAGTTTGAAATATCTTTGCGCTAACTCTTCTATATTCTTTACTATTAGTTCCGTATTTTTCTTTAATAGCATTTCTTTTTATCTCTAATTCTTTAACAGTCATATTTACTCTCTTATTTGTTTTATAATGTTAGTTGGATTAAGTATATCCACTCCGTTTTTCCCTAAGAAAAAAACATTACAATTATGTAGGGTGTTATTTTCTTTGTTATATGTTTCGCAAACCATCCCATCTACCATATAAGTGTAGTTAGATTTATCTGATAAAAACGTACTTACTCCTAAATAAAGGAGTCCTAATGCTACCATAGCTACTAATATCCATATACTTTTAAAACCCATAAAACTCCTTATTATACTTCTTGTTTACAATCTGGACAATACCAGAACTCTAAGGTTCTAGATAATCGGTTTAGATATTTGTTCTTATGAGAACAGAGATTAAATTTTGGAGGGGCGTCTGTTTTTGTTGCTATAAGCGATAACATCTCATCATTAATTCCTCCGGTTCCCCAAAATCCAGTTATCATTACTATTCCCATAGGGACAATCCATTTATTTTTATCAAGTATTTCTATCTCTGCATTTGCCATATAAACTAAAGCCTCTGTTATATCGTCTATGGTATATTCTGTAGGCCACGTTTCGTCAGGATCATAAAAAGAAAGGATACCTCTACTGTCAAGTAAGTCGTTTAATTCCTCTATTTTTGGCATTAATATTCTAAGATCTTCCTCGCTTTTTACTTTATACTTGTCACCTGCCTTCATTATCAATCCTTCTATTGATTTCTGTTACTAGGAACGTCTCTAAAAATGCTAATTTCTCTTCTAAAAAAACAACTCTCTTTTCTAATTTCAAATAATTTTCCATTAGATTTGCTGTGAATTTTTCCATATCTTTAAGATTTTTAAAGGCATTAAGATCTGTTACGTTACTCATAGTCTATCCTTGGTTAGGATTCTTTTTAGTTCAGCATTCTCTTTATTTAAGTCCCTAATGACTTCCACAAGAGTGTTAATTTCTCTTGAAATAATCTTGTCTGTACCAAGACGGTAAACTATGCCCATAGCCGCTATGAAAGCATTCTTAGCTGCTATATACTCACCAAGAGTTAAGTTCATCTCTTTGTCTTGTATATAAGTTTTAAAATCGTCTTCAAACATAATTCCTCCAATGAAATATACCCACTATATGATAGCACGTACTATGTATCATCGTCAATATATTCCTTATCGTCTTCTAGATCATCTTCCAATAGAGATTCATATATGTCGTTAACATCTATCCCAACGTACTCAGCAACTTTTTCATAGTACCAGTTATAAGAATCAATTAGCTCTTCTTTTTTCTTTTCAATCTCTCCTAATGATCTCACTTTATTTAACATTACGACCTCATTAGATTATAGTGTTGCAGCCATTTTTAAAAATTGTAGATTTAAATCTTCTTGGTTTTTTCTAGCATCAGCATAAGCAGCAGCATAAGCAGCATAAGCAGCATAAGCAGCATCAGCAGCATAAGCAACAGCAGCATAAGCAGCATCAGCAGCATCAGCATCAGCAGCAGCAGCAGCATCAGCAGTATAAGCAGCATAAGCATCAGCAGCATCAGCATAAGCATCAGCATCAGCAGCAGCAGCAGCAGCATCAGCAGCATAAGCAGCAGCATAAGCAGCATAAGCAGCATCAGCAGCAGCAGCAGCAGCATCAGCAGCATAAGCAGCAGCATAAGCAGCATAAGCAGCATCTCTATGCATTATAATTTTCTCTTTTTGAATCTTTGTAATATCTTCAAAGTTTTTAACTTTGATTAAGTACCTAATACAATCTCCAACTCTTTTATCTTCTGGATATTTACTTTCAAATATATTTAAAACACTTTCTGCACATAATAGTCCAAAATGACAAAGTTGGTTTTTATTTAATACCTGTTTAGCTACCCAAATTTTATCGTTATAAGATATGTGTTCTAAATCTATAAAATCATCAAAAGTAAATTCAAGATTTGAATAATGTTGTAAATAATTGTCTAGTCGATCTTTACATGGGTTTAAAGCCGTAATCAATTGTGTTGTTATTTTCATAATACTCCTTTATTAATTTAAATGAATATGGTTACTATGGTTAGTACCTATTTGGCGATTGTAGGCTAAAGCTGATCGTTCTAGCTCTAGAATTAAACTAATCATGTCGTCTATGTCCCTAACCTTGGCCTCATCTAGTCCGGATACTGCCACTTTGTTATCATTAGATGATGCCTCAATGCCAAGTCTAGTTAGATTAGATGCTACTAATCCTGCCCAATTATAATCACTGAATGTAAAGATGGATATTCTCATATTACCTCCTAACACAAACATATCACACAAATATTATTTTGCAATATAAATCGCTATGTGATATAATTAACATACCCTTGGACCGTGAAAAATAGGTGCAAGTCCTACGTTCATTTGAACGACAAGCTTCTGAGTAGGCACTATGCTGAAAGGTTACGATGAAACAGCTTGATAGGGGAAGTCCTGATTGAACAGGGCTAACTCTCTGACCTAAGTCGGAGAGCGGAAAGCCAGGGTAGTAAGTCCGAACACTGTCGTAAGGTGGGACAAGACAAAGGTGTGTGAAAGCCATACCACATTTAGAGATAGCATCTCACAGGGCTTAATGGGAATTTTAAAGTACCATTACTCCGAGAATCACCAATACCTTGGATTATTATAAGGGTAGGGGATAGATACTCGTATGCAAATTAATTCAAATAACAGGATAAAATATATGTTCTATTGCATATGTTTATCATTATTTTGAAAGTAGTTTTGGGAAATTGGAAAACCAGTATTTTTTGTTCTCTGTAAACATAGACCTTAAAAAGGTAAATGATTGTCTTTTCGTAAACCTTGGTCTTCCAAGTAGTTGATATTAGGATAGGATTTTATAAAGTCCATTGGTTTCAATGTGTTAGAGTGGTAATATAGGGCAAAATACCATAGAATTGTGATGATGATAGCAAAACGAATCCAATGCATACTTAGCCCCATGATTGAGTTATTGTAATGATTGACTCAATTGGCCAATTTCATTCCTAGAATAGAATTCCAAGGAGTCTTTGTTCAGCAAGCTGAAAACCGCTGCCGGAAGTACCGATATCTTTTTCTTCCTACTTGGAAGAAGCGATCCAACAAGGGTGACATCACCGATGAAAAATTCAGCCACAAAAGCATTCACGCTTGAAATGTAGTTGTCTTGCTCTGACAATTGGTCATCATAGGGATAGATTCGAGATCCTGATAGAGATTTCACTCGAATCCTGGCCAATTTACGTCTAGCAGTCTTCCCTAAATAGTAAACTTCAATTGAAGAGTAGAGCGTTGGTTGGGTTGTAATTTTCATAGAAATCCTTTCGTTATTGGTTAATTAAGTAACATTGATGGATCAATTCCTAAAGCCATGGCAGCTATGAACAATCCTAGAAATACCCCTAGAATGATCAAAATCAGCCCATAGACAAGTGATTTTAGCATGTGGTTACTCCTTTACTAGGGTGATGATTTACTAAGGCAATGGTATCGACCTGACTCATGTACAGATTCGTGTAGAGGGTGAATTCCACTTTGGCTCCACGTTTCATTTTGGAAACCTCGGACTCATTGGCTATAGCCGTGACATGCATGTAGTATGTGCGACCATCTTCATTGCAATTCACGGTACCCTCATCGTTATCAAACCATTGAATGTTTCCTGTTAATGTCTTCATGTTATTTCCTTTCGTTCAAACAGTTAGTATTAAGACCTTGAGAATTACAGCTATATGACCTCACATTCTGCATATAGTCCTCATATGAACCGAATACCAGAGCAAGCAATGATAAGGCAAGCATAAAGGCTAAGAATCCTAATAGGGCATATTGTAAGCATTTTAATAACATGTTAAACTCCTAGTTTATTGTTATAATAAAGAATAAACAGCGTATAATTCTTTATAATTGACGTAAAAGTCAAGTTCTCGGTCAATGGCTTCTTTGTCTTGATCGGTCAATGATTCAAACAGACCAGAAACATAGCAAGCCTGACCCTCATAGCTGATATTTTCCAATTGGTCAGTTACTTCTTCCATTCCGATTGATTTTTCCCAACTCCAGTCACTTCCTGTTAAAAAAGCATTTCTACAATGATTTAAATAGTCGATAACTTTTTTTTGTTTGTCAGTGGTATCTTTCATAATATTTTCTCCTTAATTAAATGCTATAAGCCTAATTTATTATTCAATAATTCCTTAAAATCAACTTTGTTTAGATCAATACCATCATGACCATTGAAGTAATTGTCCTCAAAACATTTCCTCAATGCCTCAATTGTATAACAATCTTCATATTGTAGATACACATTTTCGTTGTTGCTTGTGAGCCATAGGTTTACTGCCCATGTATCTCTATTACTCCACCCATTATATTTTTCCATTCTATACCGCCTTCTTAATTTGATTTAGCAATTCTGCTGTTTGGTCCTCGGTAAACTCAGTTTCAATTACAGTACTTAGATAGTACGTAGTAGATTCACACCATAATTCGACTAATCCTTGTTTGAACAATTCAAGCTTGTGTGCACCGGCTTTATAACCATCATCATCAACTAACCTTGATAGAGTTAGTCTATTTTTGTAAACCTCACATTCAGACACATCAATATTCCTAGTAAGGTCATCAATACTGTTAAAATATAATTTCTCAATGCACCCTAAGTCTTGAAAAGTATCTGGATCACATCCAGTTTCATAATTATCTAATTCTCTAGTAACATGTACGTAAACTTTAATGTGTTTCATATTATTCCGCCTTTTTATTGATTGAATCAGTATATTGACCTATTAAATACTTATTAACTAACGGTAGAACAGAATAAGGATCAATGTTATATATGCACCTATTAAATGCAGAAAATGATTCGTCTATTCCTAGAGTAATGTCACCTATCCTTGATTTTAATTCATTAATCAATCCAAGGTCTAGAGTGTTTTGTCTAGTGTTAGCCGATTTTACTTTAAATGTAATCTTAATATTATCTAGACGATACACTGCAATGTAGTGATCCCATCCAGTAACTTTATGAACATACCCAAACTCAAGATTACAGCTTCTTATTATCTTTTTAACTTGTTCTGTTGATACATACATATATTACTCCTATAAATTATTAGTTATAAACATTATTACAAATAAGAAACTTGTGCTGATCATCATATTTAATAGATATATCATAATTACTCCTCTGTATAAACAATGCGGCTAATTGGTAAAATTGAACCATCTTTAAGACCGTTAATAAAACTCATAGCTTCTTCTTGTGTGTCAAAGGCAACTCTATCAGTGTTAAGTTCATAATCATGTCTGGATAATATACGCCACGTCATAAATCTGCTATCGGAACACTCTTTTCTTTCAACAAAATAAGTTTGAGTATATGGTTTAATAATTCTATATTTACTCATATTAAGCCACCTTTTTATTATCATTGTTAATAACAATAATAACGCCTTGATCAATCCAATTTAGTATTATGCTTGGGGTCAATATACCAAAAGACTTAGTATTTAAAAAAAGCATTGTACTATCGTCAGTAACATGGCCTAAGCTTAACACATACCGTGTATATTCAATGATTTTTTTATCTTCTTGTTTCATTTCAAATTCAGTCATACATTCCTTTTTGTTACGTTCTGTTAATACCAGTTTACTCTTGCACATGAAAAAAAGCAAGCACTGTGTGTAACTATTACATATTAGGTAAATCAACCGTAGGCTAAATGACAAAAAAAAGAGGCACTAAGGCATGGCAATAGCATAGGCAATAGCATAGGCAATAGCGTATATTAATTATTACTGGAAGTACTACAATAAAAGGCCATATATTTGTAGGAACTATTCGGAATAGCCTAATGGTTAGGAGTATTGTGATGGGATCAATAATGAGCTGAATGATTGTGGTGTATAGGAATGAAGTGTTGCATATTATGCATGGGTTGAAAGGTAGAGTAGATGAACAATTTCAACTAGTTAGCACACCCCTCTCTCACCCTCTTCCAAAATCAACTACGCTTTCAATCAATGATTTCCTACTGCATATGGTCATCATGACACCACTGGATTCTATATGGTCGGGCTAGAGGTTACCTACTGCAATAGTATGGTTTGGCCAATCAACTTCTATGGTATGGTCGAGTACTATCATAGCCCACAATTTCTTGTCTATATTATATAGATCAATCTATAGAGATATGCTAAGGATATCAAGTACTTACGTTGGCATGAAAGTTGCAGTAGGGGGGGGAGGGGGTGCCCTTTATCTGCTGTAGTTTGGAGAAGTATACCCTCGCTACCAAATAATAGAACATATCTACAATACATCTACAATTCTCAGCTAGTCTCGGGCTACTCTTAGCGCGTACTCGGGCTAT